TCAGATAGGTTCAAGCGGCGACTCTGCTCAGATAGGTTCAAGCGGTAACTCTGCTAAGATAGGTTCAAGCGGTAACTCTGCTCAGATAGGTTCAAGCGGTGACTATGCTCAGATAGGTTCAAGCGGCGACTATGCTAAGATAGGTTCAAGCGGTGGCTATGCTAAGATAGGTTCAAGCGGCGACTCTGTTAAGATAGGTTCAAGCGGCGACTATGCTAAGATAGGTTCAAGCGGTGACTATGCTCAGATAAATAGCAGTGGTCAAAATTCCATTGTCATGTGCGCAGGCTATGACTCCAAGGCAAAAGCCGCTATTGGAAGTTGGATAACTCTTGCGGAATGGGAGAAAGTAGAAGACACGTGGAAGCCTGTTTGTGTAAAAACAGAACTGGTAGACGGAGAACGCATTAAAGCTGACACCTATTACAAATTGATTGATGGTAAATTTGAGGAGGTTGAATGATGACAAACAAAGACAACAAACCTTATTTTCTTTTAGTTTTTCAGCGAGGAATCAGGCTACCGATTATCATATCAGTAGCCGAGATTTTAGAGATACATCCTAACAACAAGCAAAGAATAATAAAAATCAGAACCAAGAGCGACGACTATATTTGTTACGATGACGTGTCGCGTTTTAAAATAGTTCCTGCTGAATATATAGAATATAACGTAAACAACGACAGATATGAAGAAAACAATCAAGACATTTGTCGGTAGGTTGCGCGATGCGTGGGCTATCATACGAGGACGCGATTATGTTTTTATCCGCTACGACGAGGACACAAGCGAACAAGAGGGTTTCCTTATTCTTGGCGCACATTGGCTTAGAATCAACGACCACGTAAATTATTTCTCCCGAGCAGATATGCTGCTTGACTTGCTGAACGACACGAACAGCATAATGATGCTCACAAAGGACGCTGACGGCAAGCTGACATACTGCTACGACTGCAAGACGGAAGAAGATTTCAATGACCTAATTAATATGGAGGTAGAGTAATATGGAGAGTGAGATTTACTACATCAACATGGATGGCAATATCTACTTCAAGGTTGAAGATAGTGTTGTCTGTTCGCAAGGCAAGCAGACCAGCGTCTCGCCCGACAAGCTCTCCGACTTCCTTGCAATAGCAAAAGAGTTAGGATTTAAAACTGGGAAGCTATGAAAGCCGTACTGACATTAGACAATGGGGCGAAGATTGCCGCAGACATCTTACCCCCCCCGATTGGAAAACTCCGCGGACCACGTTTTTATGATGAATACGAGCGGTGGTTTGTGGAGGAGTTTAACAAGGCGCAGCCACACCTGGTTCACAAGGCGGTGAAGGCGCACATACTAAGAAACTAATAATACAATAATATGGCAGAAGAAAGATTTTACTGCGAACGCCCGAGATGTAGCGTTCACAACAAGAAGACGAAGGCTCTTGCAAACAGCTTGAAGTTCTTCAAAAACGCTGAGTTTGTTTTTGGAGAGGATTTTACTCCAGAAAAGTTACTCGATCGTCTTAAAAGAGGCGTTACGAGACTCAACTATAGTTACAGAGGTAAGGATATTGAGGTCACGATGATGCGCTTCGGTGGCACAATCACATACAGCTTCAAGGATGACACTAACAGTGACGCAAGCCTTGGTAGTATGAGTCTTCATCCGATAGTAACAACTATTTACAACATCAACAATTTTAAAACCGAATAACATGGGAATAGCATTATTTATCGCCAATGCGCTGTTTGCCTGTGGCGCTTGGTATTCTATCGGTAGGGCTTCTATCTACCGAAAACTAATGAAGGATTACGGTGAAGCTCTGACAATTATCAGAAAGCAGCAAGCAATAATAGAGGCTTACGAAACGATGTATAACACAAAAGAAACGGAGGAAGAAAATGGAGAACAAGATTAACATTGCGGAAATACTCCGCGATATGCCAAAAGGCACAAAGTTGTATTCACCACTGTTCGGCAAATGCGAGTTGGTAGACGTAGGCACTGATGGATACGGTGATTTTATTCGTATTGAGCACGATCCTCACGACGCAAACAAAAAGGTGTATAAATCCTTTTCGTCTAATGGTCGTTATTTTGAATTCCTCAAAGACACAGAGTGTTTGCTCTTTCCCTCTGCCAAAATGCGCGATTGGAGCAAGTTCTTCAAGCGTGGCGACGTGGTGTACAACCCTAACAGCAAAATGCTGGCTATCTTCGACGGCTGGGTAAACGATGATTACACAGAGTTTAATACCACAATCAACTACTACAAAGACCACACCTTTGGCGAAGAGGAAGTGTGCGACACAGAATGTTTTGTAAAGGCAAAGGCAAATGATGAACAAAAAACATTGTTTATCGCAGCAGCAGAGAAGTATTACGGCGGCAAGTATAACCCCGAAACGTTGCGTGTAAGACCTGTTAAGGTTTCTAAATCCATGTGTTCGTTTAAACCGTTCCAAAAGGTGTTAGTAAGAGATAGTGAAGACGATGTATGGAAGGCTGGTTATTTTTCCAATTACGATGAAGATGATGTACTCCTCCCGTATATTTGCGTAGGTAGTCTTTACAAATTGTGCATCCCATACGAGGGCAACGAACACCTTTTAGGTACGGATAAATCTCCCGAATAACAACATGGCAAAAGAATTCTCGCTTACAGATGTCAATTTCCGCGAGACAGAGCATATCGCTTTTGTGGATAAATATATCACATCGTATGTGTCAACAGACATCGTGCCAAAGATATACATGAGCGTGCATACTCCTCGTGACGCAACCGGGCTTGTTTCAGGCAAGCCCAAGCGTTACTTCCGCACACGATACAGCGCATGGGTAACGGAAAAGACATTTGCCAAGCAATATCAGAAAATAAAAGAAAAATTCTAAGTATGATAAATCTTTCTTTAGATAGACACGACTTCCTTTATGCAGTTGAGGGCTTCGCAAGAGGTTCGCACCTCCGACAGCACGTTTGGCAGGAGATTGTGTACAAAAGCATACCGCAGATGTCAGACGACGACATGGATTTTCTTTGGTCCTATATGCGACGCGACATCTTCGAGCGATACTTCTACGAGCTGAACGGCAAGAAGAACACGCACTTTGGTTACGAGGACTTCATGCACGCACTCGCTGCTTTGCACAGAGGAAACCGCTATAAGGTAACATTTTACAGCGAGATAGAGCACAAGCAGCTCCAAGCTCTCTGCTACCGCTTTGAAGGCGAATATCATCCGCTTTATCTTTACATCGGGGGCAAGGTAGCCGGCAAGACGAAGAAAAGCAGCGGCTTGCAATCGTTCAATGCGTTTGTTCCAAACGGGTGGATAAAGGCAGTTGCAAAGCACAAGGCACCCGAAAACAGGCACGTTGAACTCGGCAGAGAAGAATGGTGGAACGACTTAGAAATTTACGATAACTTTAAAACGAAACTATTATGATTGACGAAAAGGAAATACAAGAAGCAGCAGCCGGCAAGTTTAATGTAGGAGGCTTGGTGAATACTGTCGAACGAATTGCCTTTAAAGAAGGCGTAGAATGGTTTAAGAAAGCTCTTTGGCACGAGGCAAGTGTAAAACCCGAAGGCAATGCTGTTATCCTATACCAATGGCTCGATGACAGAGACGCTATGGACGTTGGTATAGATGGAGTCTTCTCGGATGTTGAATGGGCAAAGTTCGTTGCGTATAACAGAATCACTAAGTGGTGTTACATAGAGGACTTGCTACCGAATAAATAAATATCAAGTATATGGAACAGAGATATATAGCCGGTGATTGGGTGAGATATATAGGAGTAGCCTCACCAATAGTCGTGCAAATTATAGAAGTGAGAGAGGAAAAACTTTTAATTGATCTCGGCGAATGTAACTGGTACCTTGCAGACCGCAGTGAAGTGGATTCTATCCGTTTAACTGGCGAAATTCTCGAAAAGAATGGGTGGGAAAAGAGTCGCATATACTTTACGAATAGACGTATTCCAAGAATCAAACTTTGCTCAGACGAATCAGAATCCAAGTGGTCTGTTTTAATAAATGGCGACATTATGGGAGGTTATATCTATAATGTTCACGATTTACAGCATATCCTATTTGCTTTTCGGATTGAACAAGAAATAGAGGTGTAGGCATGAAAGATATAGACGAGATGTGGACAACTATGTAAAAACTACAGAATATGATTAAACCAGAAGACCTAAGAATTGGCGACCTTGTAAGAGTAAACTGCGATTGCATATATCCGAAAGGCACGAAATGCGTTGTTACCGATATAAATCCCCTAACAGTCTTTGAAGACAAAAAAGGAACCGCCTGTCTAAGCGCTATCAATGATGACGATGACGGACCATGGTGGATTTGGTGCTGTAAAATTGAAGGCATACCCATCACGTCTGAATTTCTTGAAAAGAACGGATTTAAGGAGGAGCAGCATCAAAAGGACGGCACTTCGGAATGGTACGACTTCTATCATTACGACCTCGGCATTAATATCGTGTACGAGGTCGAGGAAAATAAGTTTGCCGCCTACCTCGACGGCAAAAAGTTGAGAGAAATACAATACGTGCACGAACTCCAACATATTCTTTGGGCACTGGGGTTGAACGCAAAACTAAAAGTATAAAAGTATGGCAAAGAGAATCGTTGAAAAGACCCTTGTTAATGGAGAAAAGCGTTACTCTGTTCAGAAAAATACCATTTGGGGAATACCATATCGGTGGCGTATAATGACATATCTGGATGATGATGCTTGTATTTGCCGTGAAGCAACGTTTGATACAATAGATAAAGCAATACGTTTTTGCGGATTAGACAGACGAGTTGTAAATAGCAAAGTTTTAAAGCTCGACTCGACTTCTATTAAATGTTTGGTAAGTAAAGAGATGCTTGCGGAAGATGAATTAATTAATCTTAGAGGCGCATTGACCTTACTTTGCAACAGATACGAAAAAAGAATAAGGGTAAAAGAATATAAGGCAGTAGAAGTTGTGCGTAAATTTATTGATAGAATGTTGGGTGTTTAACCGCCTTAAATAACGAAAAGTATGAATGCAACAGAAGCAAAGAAAAAGTTGTGTGAACTGAGAGAAAATCTTGGCGACAGAGAAGCAGATAAGGCTGTGTGGATAGCCATACGCGCCATTGATACTTGTCTAAGAGCTGGATTTGAGGTAGCGCAGTAAACACAAGAATTGATAGTAACATGGAAGAAAAGATAATACAGAAGACCGTTTATCTTGCAAAAGACGGCAAAGAGTTCCTTAATAAAGAGGAATGTAGGAAGTATGAGGAAGAGTTCCTTAACAAGATAAGTTACTTTGCCATATCATATAATTTCGATTTGACAGAAGGTCGAGGTTTTCAAAGTTTGGTTTATGTGGCTGTTGTCCCTTCCAGAAATGACAGTGCGGCAGTTATAGCAAATAAATATGCTATAGACGTTCTTAATGATGGCGTATTTGCAGGGCAAGGATGTCAAGGATATGGTTTGCAAGAAACTTATTCGCTGCGTCCAATAACAAAAGATGTGTATGATGCTAATGAAGGTATGATATGGGGATGGGGATGCGATTCTATACATGGCAAACAGATTTTAATATCAGAAAAACCTATAGAAGGATTCCCTGAACCATTTAACTATAAAAAAGAATGGGGAATTAAGTAATAGAGTATGAAAAAGATAATGTTCAACGACAAGTACGGTCTTACACATGCCGTACTTGACGGTCGAAAGACGCAGACAAGGCGAGTAGCCTATACAGCAGGAAGATGGAGAGATATTATGGTTAGGCAGGATTTAGAAGGAGTAAACAAAGGCAAAGCATGTCTGTTTGGCGATGGAATACTTCTCGCCAAATCCGCTTACAAACTCGGTGAAACTATAGCCATCGCGCAGAAGTACGCAGATCTGGCGTATGACGGTGAATTTTTCCGTCTTTTAGGAAAGGTCATATTCGAGAAAGGATGCTACAACAAGATGTTTGTGAAGGCAGACTTTATGCCGCACCGCATCCGCATTACTCACATTCGTGTCGAGCGTCTGCAAGACATCAGCGAGGAAGATTGCATAGCGGAAGGCGTTTGGCGTGACGACAACGTAGAACTTGAAGGTACGACGTATTGGTATCACGGTCTTGCCAACTCCTCGTTCAGAACTGCGAAAGAAGCCTACGCCTCCCTTATCAACCGCATCTCCGGCAAAGGCACATGGGAGTGCAATCCTTATGTGTTTGTGTATGATTTTGAACTAATTGATTAACAATATCAACGAAAATATAGAGTATGAAGAACGTAAAGATTTTTGCCAAGACCATTGAGGAAGAAGCAAAGGAACAGATTGAAAAGATGGCAGCGAGCAAGGCTTATCGCGACTGCCAAATTCGTATTATGCCCGACTGTCATGCCGGCAAGGGATGCACTATCGGCACTGTGATTGAAACTAAGGGCAAGGTCGTACCCAATACCGTAGGAGTGGATATTGGTTGTGGAATGTCGGTGTTCAAACTCGACAAGAAGGACATAAACCTTTCGCTTCTCGACCGCATTATCAACGAATCTATCCCGAGCGGCTTTAATGTTCACGAAATATCTAAACTCGAAGAAACAAATCCGTTTGTATTGCGCCTATTGTGTGAATTGCATAGATACTTACCCGGTTGTTTCGACTTAGACTATATAAAACGCTCGTTTGGCACCCTTGGGGGTGGCAACCATTTCATCGAACTCAACGAGGACGAAGAGGGCTATAAATATCTGGTAGTTCATTCGGGCAGTCGCAATCTTGGTGTGAAGGTATGCAATTATTTTCAGGAGTTGGCAAAGAAGAATGTGAATCAAGGCGACGAGCGCAAACAAATCATCGAAAATTTAAAGAAATATGGTTTGGAGAGAGAGATAAACAATGTTTTGCGTCGCCTTGAAACCGTACCCCCCGAACTTGCTTATCTTGAAGGCAAAAGTCTTAATGACTATTGTTACGCTGTGCAGGTTTGCCAAAACTTCGCTTATACTAACAGAAGGGAGATTGCCACAACCATCCTCCGTGGACTCCAAGTCCTGTATTTGGATAACTTTACAACGGTGCACAACTATCTTGACCCTAAAACGCGCATCATCCGCAAGGGAGCTGTGCGTGCCAATAAAGACGAGCAACTAATCATCCCACTCAATATGCGCGACGGTTCGTTGATATGCCGAGGCAAGGGCAATAAGGATTGGCTTTGTTCTGCTCCACACGGTGCAGGTCGCCTTATGTCGAGAGCCAAGGCCAAGGAAACGCTCAGTATGGAGGAATACAGCAAGGAAATGCAGGGCATATACTCCACTTCCGTCTGTGAGTCAACAATCGACGAGTCGCCTATGGCATATAAGTCTGCCGAAGAGATAGAATCGCTCATAGGCGATACAGTGGAGGTAGTGAAGAGGATCAAGCCAGTTTACAATTTTAAGGCGAAATAGTATAAAAGCATAGAGTTTTAACTAAAGGAGGAATAAGTTATGAGAACAATCAAATTCAGAGGCAAGCGTCTCGACAATGGCGAGTGGATGTATGGCGACTTACTCCACCTTGTAGACGGCGTGTATATAAGCAACGACAACGGATGCAACATGGCGCAGGTAGACCCCGATACGGTCGGGCAGTACACTGGCTGCAAAGACAAAAGCGGTAAAGAGGTATATGAGGGCGATGTTGTAGAAGTTGCTTCATTTTTATATAAGATAGCGTGGTCCGAAACATACGGTGCTTTTAGATTGAGAGAAGATGACCCAAAGGGCGGTACAACTTACTCTCTTGGGGCAGATTTATGCTGTTATGCTGTTGTCAAGGGCAATATTCACGACGACCAGAAAGGAGGCTAATATGCAGGAAACAACGATAACATTTAGGGTTCGTGTGTATGACGATGAGAGCCGTGTCATAATTACGGAGCCGACAATGACAGACTTTATAAGTTTTAGCGTTTTCATGGGTATCATCAGAAAACTTGCGGACTTTCAGGAAGAATGGAACGAAGAACACAAACCCGAAAGCAGAGAACAATGACACAAGAAGAGGAGAATCGGCACATAAAGAAGCTGGAAGACGCAGGGTTTGACTGCGGTAGCAGCAGGTCAATGCTCGAAACTATACAGCTCTTGAAACTCTCAAAAGGAGAAACACGGAAAATTTAATAAAAACAAGCGACAATAATGAAACAGGCAGATTATATCAGACTGACGGCACAGATTGCCGTGCTGAAAGAAATTGCCGCTGATTACAGCGGCAAGACGATAGACAACATCATACAGCAGCTCGAAGCAATTAAAAAGGAGGTAGAGCATGATTAGAGTAGACGCATACCGCTGTTCGCACTGCGGAAAGCTGTTTCTTACGGAAATACGTTGCATAAAACATGAGGAAAAGTATTGTAACAAATCGCCTTGCAATATCGCTGCTTGCTATTCGTGCAAGTGGTACAAAGAAACGGAGCAAACTACGACTATTACAAGGACAGGGGTCAACCCGCTGACAGGGTACGAATACGAATACGAAAAAGAGGTTCGCATAAATCTATGCTTGAAGCATCACAACGCCAAAATGTTCAACTCGTTTCATGCGTCAGAAGAACTTATTGATGACGCTGAGAACGGCGGCTTCCGTATCATGCCAACAATGGAGGAAGGCTGTTTGGACTATAAAAAGAAAGAAAATGAAGATTAGAAAAACAAAGAAGCGTTACAAAACAATGTTTCTGGCACCGCATTACTGTACTAAAGTAAAGTTTAAAAAGATAAGTACATTAATCAAAACACTGTGCGGTGTGTTTGTTATATACGAGGTACGCAGGTGGTATCGTAAAATAGAATTGACAACTCGACATGTTGCGAGCATAAGAGTTGCGCGTAGAAAACAATTTCAATAAAACTCGAATTATGAACAAAAAAGTAAATAAAATTTCCTTCTCATGGGAGCAGCGTAGCACGCTTGATACCGAGCGCGTGGGCGCTATGTATTGCTTCAAGCGTTGCGATGTTAATCAAACTTAACGGTATGGTACAATTTCAAACATGGGAGAACGGCTTGCATATTCTTATCACAAACGAGGCGTGTCGAGGAAGCGTGCAAGTTTGTTTCCCTGTTAAACAGGAAGATAAAGAGAATATATGCAACGCCGATTGTATACTATACGCATTATGGGTAGACCCACAATGGCGCGGCAAAGGCGGCGGCAATTATATGTTAAGAGCCGCCGAATATAACAGCAAATTAAAGGGTGCTAAAACTATTGCTCTAACATATCATCCTTTAGATACTCCTAAATGGGTGCTTGATTGGTATATAGCTAATGGCTATCAAATCAAGGATGAGGATGAAGAATATAAAGTATTGGTTAAGACGCTATAAATTAAATCAAATAACAATGGAAATACTTAAAGAAATCAAAGTTCCTACAGGTGAAATCTACACCGCAAAAGGAGACAAAGGCGTGTTGGAGTTTCTGACAGTAGCCGACTACGGAAAAGATGCAAACATCAAAGCCGACTTCCTCGGCATAACAAGAGAGCTGAATGGTGTGCCGAACGGAACGCCGATGCCCCTAACCGAAAAATGGGTGATAACAATTTCTACACAGTACGGCTGCTCAATGAACTGCAAGTTCTGCGACGTGCCGAAAGTCGGGCCTGGGCGCAACGTAACTCTGAACGACCTGCGTAACGAGATAACAACGGCGTTAAGTATGCACCCAGAGGTTAACCATACCAAGCGTCTTAACGTACACTATGCGCGCATGGGCGAGCCGACATGGAACGAGGCTGTAATCGAACACGCACGTTTCTTCTTGCGTGATGATATTATTCCCTACATCGGAAATTCACTTGTACATCCTGTAGTAAGCACAATGCTCCCGAAGCATAATTGTAACTTGTATGATTTTATCCACAAATGGGTTAGAGTTAAGAATACCGACTACAACGGAAACGCAGGCTTGCAGTTCTCTATAAACTCTACCGACGACGCGCAGCGAGAATACCTGTTCTCGGGAAACGCCTTGCCATTGAGAGATATTGCAGAACTTGCCGACACACTTGAAACTCCGCGCGGTCGCAAGTACACCCTTAACTTCGCGCTTGCCGACGACTCAATCATTGACGGCAAGGTGCTTGCTTCGATGTTTGACCCACGCAAGTTTATGTGTAAGATTACACCGCTTCACAGAACAAACAGCTGCGAAGCCAACCACATTCAGACAAGTGGAGGTTACGACTCGTTTGTGCCGTACAAGAAAGTGGAAGAGGATTTGAAGGCAAACGGATTCGATGTAATCGTGTTCGTTCCGTCGTATGACGAGGACAACGGACTGATTACTTGTGGCAATGCAATCCTGTCCGGCAAGAAGCCGACATCAAGCTACAAAGAAGTGGTATTTTAATCTGATAAACAAAATGAGCAAAAAGAAAATTTACATATCATCACCGATTACCGGCTACAATCTCAACGAGCGACACAAGTTCTTCGCTCGGATCGAGAAGGAGTTGACAATTCTCGGCTATAAGGCAGTCAATCCCATGAGCAAACCTTTGTCTGACTCTGCGCCGTACACAGAGCACATGAAAGAGGACTTACGCCTGCTTCTCGGCTGCGACGGCATTATTGTTCCAAACCGATGGCGGTGCTCGAAAGGCTGTGAAACAGAACGTCATGTGGCGGACGCTTGCGGAATACCCGTGGTCGGCGTGATAGGCGAAGCGCACGATTTGCAAATCTTAAACGCAATATAAGTATGAGTGCAAGTCAGTTAATAAGCCACACTCCGAGAAGGGCGTATATTATCGCGCCAAGCGTAAAGCAGAAAGAGGAATTGCTAAGGAGCATTGACCGCTATTGTTCGCTGTATTACATCACAATGGGTTCAGCATACAATATTGCTCAAACAGCGATGATAGACGCTTACAACGCAATTAAAGAGGACAAGAAGCTATACCGTCAGCAGACAAAGCAAAGCATCAACAAGGCTCTTGCTGCTTACAACACATGGGATGCGAAGATGCGCTTTGTCCTCGCCGACCGCTATCAGCTTTGGCTTGACCTATCCGATGCGTCGGAAGCGGAACTGAAACCGCTCGTCACAACACTCTATTACTGCATCGACAACTACTTCTTGAAGAACAAGGTGCCGAAAAGTAAGATAATCGCCCGTATGGAGACGGCAATGGTGCTGATAGATATTGCTGTAAACCTGTTCAGAAACCTGTTTGACAATATTCAGAAGAAGATAGGAATGGACTTGCGCCAGGCGTTTAACGAAGGCAACGCACTGGAGCTGCAACGCAACTGGAACAACGCCATGCAGTCAGTCATAAACGCGATACCAGGAATGCCCGACATTGACATCAACGATGATGCGGACAGTGTTCAGGCGGCGAAGAATATAGTAACGAAAATCTCGAACGAGGGTATCTACGACCGCGCAGGAGAGTATGCGCTACAGGTGAACCCCGAATATAAACCAGAGGATTACGGAGAATAGGTTAATACCAACCGCGCATGGGCAGCAGGAGTGAAATCTTGTTGTCCATGCGCGGTTTTTTGTTATTTGTCTTGCAACGTAAATGCCCGACCGTACAGCAGCATCGTAAGAATAATCAGCGTGTAGTCCGCAATCCGTGTCGTTTCTGAAATGCACAGCGTGCCGTGCCCAAGCCTTATCAGAATAACTCCTGCAAGATACAGGAACGGTATTCGCCATACCCAGCTGAATTTGAAAAGAAAACTCGCCGGCAGCAAAACGGAGGGCAGCACGATATACGCCAGTATATATAATGACACAACCAAAACGGCGTTCTCGTTCAGATCTAAACCCATTGACGCTGCGTTATGGTGAAACCAATACACGCCGGACCAGTGTAAAACCATAAGGAGTATAGGTATCGCTCTTATGCCGATTCTGTAAAACCAAAACAGCTTTTCGGCAAGCGTATTTGTCTGTATTGTTTTCATACCGCTAAATTTATGTTACGTGATTAATATATTCTTTAATTCGGCAATATCATCTGTGGTAATGGTTATACTCTTGTTGCTGCCAAACAACAAGGCAGAGATAATACCGTCAGGCATATCAATAGAGATACATCCATCGCCTATTGTGCCATGAAGAAGCCCGATGTCAAAAGGTTTTTTCTCCATCGCTTTCAGTATTTGCATCGCGTCATCGAAAACAGATTCCGCATCAACAACTCCATTTTCATCAGCGACAAACAGGGATAGATTGTCAATTTTCTCTTCCCATTTTTCCTTGTTACGACAAACGATATTGTGCGCTGCTCGCTTCATATACACAGAAGGTATGGCAAGCGACGGATTGCCTTTTATCATGTCGTCAATTCTTGCGTCTATCCAGGTTTCTATTGACGGCGCAAGACGTTCTTTCAGTTTTTGTAAGTTCATTTCTTGTTCCCTCCCTTCTTCGTTCCTTGAACCATAGCGAGATATTCCTGCCAAGTCTTATCACTATGGTTTGTCATATAATCGTTAAGCATAGCTGATTTTTGTTCCTCTGCTTGCGCTACTTCTTTTCTCAGTCGTTGCATCAAAGATAGATGTTTCTTCAATGCTTCCTGTCCTTGCTGAGTGCTTTCAATACGAGGACGTATGATGCGCAATTCCTCGTCTTGTACGAGCTTGGAGACATATTGCAAGCTATTAACGTATTCCTGATTTTGCATCAAGTACTGACGTTGTGCGCCTGTAAGATTGTCTTCAATCTTGTCGATTTCATCCCATAAAGGGGTGGAAGACTGCTGCGCTTGCATATTGATAGATGCTCGCTTCTGCTGTATTGCCTCATACATCTTTTGTAGCTCGGCATCCATCATCTGCGGCTGCTGCTGACTTGTACCCATATCCAATAATGGGCTGTTTCCAAAATTCATCATAATCAATATCTTTAAGTTGGTGATATGTTATAGAGAGGTGAGAGGGCATCCACCAACGAGGACAAACGCCCCTCACCAACTCATTTTTTCTTAGTCCGTCTAACCGACTTCCTTACAGCTCTGTTACGCTCCTGTAGTGGGAGTGGATGTAGCAGCACATCCGCAAAAGTTCGCGGATGGAAGAACTGTAACAGTAGGAGTGCTCTGGAGTCCGAGGACACCATCAATCTTGCGGCAGCACTTCTCGTTCACGTAAGCCATCATCAGCTTCTCCTTGTAAGGAGTGAGGGCTTCCATAATAGCAACCTTCTTGTCGAGGTCACAATACTTTGCTTGCAACGCATCGTACTGGTCTCTCTGATTCTTGTACAGACCGAAGTCCGCATCAATCTGAGACTTGTAAAGACCGAACTCAGCCTGCATTGCACGGCGGTTCTCAGCGTTGATAGCATCTGTAGCACCCTTGTACATAGAGAACTTCTCTGCGATGTCAGTCTCACGCATAGCGTAGAACTTGTTAGCGGTGTCGAGCTTTAAACCGAACATGTCGGTAAGCAGCTTCACCTCATCAGCGCATTCCTTCTCCATTACCTGCAAGGCGGTTGGCTGATTTGAGCTTGAGTTAGCTCCGTAAGTGTTGATGTTTACATTCTCAGGCATGTTGCTGCCACCGAGAGAGCCGAAGACACCACGACCATTGCCATTGAGCAAAGCTAAAGCCAAGCCGCCGATACCAATACCAAGGGCTGTTCCTGCCAAGCCCTTGCTGGCATACTCATCGTGCTTCTTCCCCTCTTCGTAGATTTTCTTCTCTACTACTTTTGCATCTGTCATCTCCATAATACAATCTTTTTAAATCCTCAATATTAACTAACACTATTGTAACGTTACACCGCAAAGTTAGCGAGTTACGACGGATAATGTCATAACACGCTCAAAGATTTTATATTACGCTGATAATCAGATATATAAGGTGATAGTCGGTACTATCACATCGTAAAAAACATTCTTTCCAATGTTTGAAGAACTGGAAAGAACTGGAAACAAAAAAGAGAAGCCTCTTTACTTGCCTCTCTTTTGTCTTATGAAGTGTAGAATGTCCCACTTCTTCCAGTATCGTGTGTGTCCGCGCTTCTTGCACTCACCGTTCGGTATTTCTCCTCGCTTAACCATTCTGTTGAGTGTTGCATCGCTGACACTAAGCCTGTCTTTTACTTCCTCTGCGCTCATCATCGGGTTAAGCATATTGGGAAGTATGTCTTGGCAGAGTGTTTCTATATCATCATCACTCATGCCGCAAGCGGTCACTTTCTCGCCGTTGCGCTGCTGTTCGTCTGCCTTAAAGCACGAATTGGCGAGCGACTGTAACAACGTACCAAGCATTTTGTAGCCGAAAACCTTTTTCATATCTATTCTGTTTAACTGAACATTCTTTTACCGAGGCGCGACTTACTGCAAAACCATTCCACCGCCCCGTAGATGTACAACAACAATGTAAATGCCATTGTAGCAAAATGAGCCATAACTATCTCGTTGGTCGTGTACCAATTCCAATATACAAGATGTATGGAGTTCACGGCAAAGAAGTAGAAGAATGGTATGCGATATTTCCAGCATAGCCAAAAGAAGCGCGACGCGAGAATGATGACCATAGGCAGTATGTATGCCATGATGTATATAAATGCGTAGCACGCCCAGTTCGCTTCATATACGGCAAACATCTCCTTTGGATGGCGACTAAAGTCAAATACGCCGTACATGTGCGCTATCATTATGAATACGGGAACCCACTTGCAGAACCAACGGAAAAATCGAAGTATTCTGCGTGAATACTGATTGCCGGACTCTGCCAGCAACGACATAATTTCTGATATGTCTTTACCCTTCACAAGGGTAAGAAACATCCGTTTGTCATCTTCGTTCATAGCGAAATATTTTGGTTTAACGTAATGCCGATTAGCACCTGCTTTGCAAGTTAGCTATTTTTCCCCTAAATTGTATGTTTTGTTATTATTATTTATGTTTTATTAAACACCTTGCCTATCCATCGCGGACGGGCAAGGCTCCTGAATACAAACATTCCTTAAACAAAAAACTAATAACTAACCAATCAACATATTATCTTTTTCTGTGTATCAGCCAAAGCAGCAGCGAGATTAAGCACAATGCAATCGCTCCGACCGCTATCTTTCCTGCGAACATCTGCGTGCGCTCCCACCATGTAGCCTTGCGCTCAACTGGCACTGGCACAGGAATAGAGTCTGTTCGCAGGACAGATTTGTATATCGTGTCCGTTTTTATGCTCACTCTGTCACGCCATTTCCACACGCTCTTTGTCTTGAATATCGTATCGCCTATTATATAGCTCTCGACATAGATAGAGTCGTGTATGCGAAACGTATCAGCCTTATAGTTGGTCTTATACAGCGTGTCCGTCTTGTTGATTACACGCTCCAATACGACAGGCTTCGGAGTTGCGCAGCTCGTCATTACAAGCAGGAGCAGGTGCAGCATAGAGCCTATGATGATAGTAAAACCGTAGCGGCATATATCATCCCACTCAATGCTGGGCAGCTTGTATCGCTTCCATTGGTACACCTCGCGCAATACCATTACGGGCAGTGCGAGAACGCCAACGAACACGGAAGCCACGAACCAACCGATAGCACCTCGTCTGTTTCGCTTGTTCTCGTCGTAGCCTTCATCGACCGCTTCGAGGCTGTCTACCTTATAGACGATAAAGAGCGTTGTTGCTCCCAATAAGATGCAGTTCAATAGCATCAGTATTTCTCTTATATCCATACGCATTTATTTTTTCGTGTTATCCATTGCTTCTTCCACCGCCTCGCCGATGTCTGTATTCTTGCTTTTGATAAGCGAGATAATGAAGCGTTTGATGGAGAATTTGTTTTTTATCCCATGCAGTGCGCACACGTGCCCCACGATGCTGTCCACTTCCCAGATGCAGCCGAAGCCTAAGCCGATAGCTGCGGTAGTTACGTGGTTCGCCCAGCCGAGAGGCTCGAAAATAGCTAAGCCGAGCACCGAGCCAAGAATGAGATACGTGACGTAGTCCACTGCCTTATTGCATGTCCTTCGTCCAGCTCGCGAAAAGCGGAAGTGTTCGTGCTTTTTAAGGCTCTCCGACACACCGAACCAGAAATCAGCGAGTATCAGAACCACTATCAGTACGAGCATCCACCGCAAATCGAACAATGCGGTAAGTGCCTCTGTACTCATGGTGCCTACGACAAATGCCTTGCCTGTGCTTGTAGTGATATTTCCAGCCATTTCTCTGCCTCCTTACTCAATGGTTATGTAGATAGCCTCACCTCTCTCTTCAGCAGCCTTTAGGATAGAGTAGAGCTTGCGGAACATCGCCGTTGAGTTCAGTACCTGTCCGACCGCCTTGTTCTCGCCTACGAGGATGCAGCCCTCCGTGTCCTTTGCGGTGTTGCCGCAGTGAACCAACACGCCCTGGTAGCCCGGTACGTTGCAGAGTCGTGGCAGTCTGCCCTTGCAGAACTGGTACTGCGGTCTGCTACCGAAACGTGGCGATACAGTCTTCATGTCGACGAGGTATCTACCCATAGGTATGGCTGTTCCTCCATGCACTTTCATGCCACTAATCTGCGCCACCGACATCTTTGAGGTCAGTCCTCGGTCTGTGTCTTCGAGCGTGTCGCAGACGTATGCGCCGTCAACGTACATTTTACCGATTGTGTACGCCTCCTTCCTTGCTATTCGTTTTACCTTTATTTCCATACTATTTTAGATTAAATAAATAATGTTGTTACGATGTTGAGTATCGCGCAGCACTCGACGATGAACAGCCAGTAGCGGCGCTTCCAGATGCAGAGCACAGCAGCGAGCACGGCAAACAGAACGGTAGGCAGGGCGTTGATGCTACACGCCCACGCCACGCTTGCTATTGCCGACGTGATAGCTCCGCACTTGTGTATCGTGCGCTGACTCTCGTCGAGGTACGCAGGAGCTGCGCCTACAAAGATAATGCCCACGCAGGTAAGGAATGCCATGCACTCCAAGCCGCTCTTTGAGAGCATGAGCGGCAGGAAAGACGCTCCGAGCGTCACCATGAGCGCAGGGAAGAGCCAGTCTTTATCTGCGAGATAGTAGACCTCAGACAGCATCGTAGGCACTCGTTTTGCCACGCAGCAGCTGAAAACGTACAGCGCAAGAGCGAGGAGTATAATGATAGCTAATGTCATCATGCTACACCTCCATCTTCAACTGTGCAGGGTAGCCTGCCGTGATGTCGTACTTCTCTACCTCCTCGATGGTCGTCAACTCGCTCACCGCCTTCTTGTGTGCAGCTGTCACGTTGTAGCAGTCTTTAGCGTAAGCCTCGATATGACTTATGATGTTCTGCGCTTGCTCAATGCTCAAGTTATAACATTGCTTGCCCAGCCATAGCGTAGTGTCCGTGCGACCGATACGCTGCAAACGCTCGTTGCCCTGGTACACACGATCTCGAAGCTCGAAGTCCAGCCACACACGCTGTCCGTTAAGGATAAAGCCGTTCACAGCAGGAGAGGTGTCGTAGTCCTCAATTTTCTTCAAAACCTCACGCTTCGCCTGGGCAAGTCTTCTGTTTGCCGTTGCCACTTTCCATGCAGCATAAGCCTCGTTGACTGCTGCCTCAGAATACTCGCCAACAGGCATTGAGCACTCGACGCACTCGTATGCACCCAACTCCTCGTTGAGCACGCCGTCAAGATGCACGATATATACTCCTTCTCTCTCTTCTTTTTCCTTGTACTGGTCTTTCGACACAAACGTTCTTACAAAGTTTGTCTTTTTCATTGTTTCTCTTTATTTTTTATTTGTTCATAATCCTTTTAATAATAACCACTCACGCACACGCCTCACGCTACGCGCTCGGCGTCAACGCTTGCGTCTTCCTCGCTTGAGAGAGAAAGAGATAAAGAGGGAGAGGGGCAAGCGAAGAAGGGGATCGCCAGCAACGCATCGCTCTTAATGTTGAAGCTCGGCACCGTACCGAAGTAGTAGCTGCCCGTCGCGTTGAACTGCGTAGCGGCCCACTTGCTTCCTTTATAATTATTGATGCTCACACCGAACTCGGGGAACTTGAGATTGACGGCATCAACAACATAATCAATGTTTGCCCATGCCAGTTTCCATTGTTCGAGTGTCGGCCCATAACCCTGCCATGCCTCACCGGCACAGTCAACGGTCTTTGAGTAGCAGTAGTCGCAGAACGGTGTTTCGATGCTCCGCTCGTCGCCTTCGGTAATAATTGTTATTGTCGCGACAAGGCCGTTATAGAAAAACTTGTAATACTGTGGGTCGCTGTTGTCTATACCGTTCAGTGGTATATTTTTAAACTGGACGTTTTGGCTTGCCCACTGCTTGTTTGGTATCTGCCCCAAATTGGCAAGCAGATCAATACTGATATAGATGTCGCCGCCGTAGAGCTGTGTGTCGAGAGTCTTTATACACACGAAAACAAGATGAGTCTTGTCTTTTCCGCTCGCTTCCCATGCGTTCCACGTCCATTTTTTGCCCTCGTCGTCTACAAGCCACACACCGCTCTCGTAATGATGATAGGCATAGTAGAAACGGTAAGAATCGGCTATGGCTTTGCGTGTTCTGCTGTATCTGTCATACTGCTCATACATGCCATCTACCTTGTCTACGGCGACGGTATAGGACGTGCCTATCTTCACATCAAAACTCGCCATGCCCTGCGCGTCCGTGATATAGTCAGTCTTCTTGCCGTCTATCGTTACATGCACTGGCGCTCCCTCCCAGGGCTGCAAAACGTCATCTTCGTTGGCTTTCTGCATCCTCACCGTGACATGCTCAAACTTTATCGTCTCTTCAACATACACAGCGTCAATGATGCGATTGCCCACGGCAGCGACATGCTGCACGGGGTTCAGTATCGCGCATCCATTGATATAAGGGAATACAACCTTGTAGGTAGAACCTTTCGTTACCGTAAACACGGCTTGCCCGTTGCCGTCGGTCGTATATTGCTGCGGATCTGCTCCGTTGTTGATATAGACGTTCAGAATGATGCCTTCCACGCTGACAGACGCTAAGGTTGTGGTCACGTTTACCGTCACATGCTCGTCCGCGTCGGTCAGGTTCACGCTTTTCGCCGTTCCCTGCCGGTTAGTGACGGTCAGCACGTTGCCGTTAAGCTCGGCGTTCACTCTCTCCGCTTCTGCCGCTTTAATGTCCGCGTTGTTGCCTGCTTCTGTTGCCATAGCTGCTGCGTCAGTGGCGGCTTTTGCGGCAGAAGACGCGTTGGATATTGCTTCGGACACACGTTTCTCGCGCTCGGCATCAGCTTTTTCTCGCTCCGCCTCTGCGTTCTGACGAGTTGCCTCCGCAGTTTCTCTCGCTGCTTCTTGGCGTACACGCTCGCTTTCAGACTCCTGACGTACGCCTTCTTCGCGGTTTCGTGTCAGCTCTGCTTCAGCACGCTGTCTTTCGGCTTCCGTGCGCTTCGCTTCTGCTGCGTTCGCCTTTTCGGTTATCGTGTTCGCCGCACTTGCTGCGCTGTTTGCTTTGCTTACAGCCGCGTCTACGTTCGCAGACAGCTCAGTGAAGGTTGTTGCTCTCTGCTTCTCCGCTGTGACACGTGCGGCTTCGTTCGCCGTGCGTGTCTTTTCAGCTTCGATACGCTCGCTCTCGGCGTTGGTGCGCTGTGTTTCGGCTGCGTTTCGGGCGTCTTCGTTACTCACGCGCTCAGCCTCTGCTGCCTGACGAGCTTTCTCACTCTCGCTGCGCTTGCTTTCCTCTGACACACGCGAGGTTTCTGCCGACACTCGTTGCTGTTCAGCAGAAACGCGCTCGCCCTCGTTGACTTTGAGCGTTGCGTCTGTCTGCTTTGCCGTTTCTACAGCCGTATTAGCGTCGTTGATTAGCTGTGTCAGCTCAGCCGTCGGAGGCAGAAATACGAGCGCCGTGTCCATCTCCACGGAGTCCTCACCCTCGATAAGCTCGCCGTTGAACGCCGTGTCACCCGAAGCGTTGTTGTCTACGATAGCGAACTGCTCGTACTCCTTGCTGCGCCAGTCGTTGCCGAATATCTTTCCGCGCACTTCGAGGGCGTATGTGCCCACCGATACGGCATCGCCCTCCACGCGTGCATTGATGATATTGTCCTGTGCAGCGTCGATGCTGTAGGCGAGACTCACACGCCGATACTGGTTCACGATGTTCACTTGAATGTCGGTACACGCAGGAAGCGGAAAAGTCACCTGCTCGCCATTGACTATCTTCTTTACTGGTATGCGCAACATGAAATCATTGCCTCTTACAATTTTCTTCATATCTTATTCTTTTGGTTGTTCTTCTTCTGTTGTGGTTATAGGCTCGTCAGCAGTACTTGTCGGGTCGGACTTACTTTCAAGTGCAGGGTTAAAAAACGGCAACTGTTCGCCGTTCCATACCACAGTGCAACTATTCGTGCCTTTATTGACAACGCAGGTTATCATCGCGCCTTGCCCTCTGCTAAAATATTTGCTGGCATTGTCGAAATCCATACTCGTATAGCCGATTGTAGTCATTTCTGCATCACTATCATTGACAACAATAATGGTCTGTCCGACATACGCCATAGCCTCGTAAACCGTCTTTGTGCTCAGTTTGCCCCAGAGTGCATGGTTGGGCATGTAGAAAGGTGGAACAATAACAACATCAGACTTAGTCATCGCCTTTATGTTACCCGCAATCTTCACAAAGCAGCCGGTCTTCTCGAAGTCAATCTGGATATTTCCGAGAGCCAGTGCGGCTTGGTCGGTGACATAGTCCTTTAAGTTCTCAGGCGTTATCTCCGTCATCTTCTTGCGGATTAGTCCCGAGAAAACTCCTGCGCCTACCTCCAATAAGCCCTTCTCATTCACGCTTGCCGTCACCTCGCCGTCGTTGTTTTTGACCGTAAACTTGTTAGCAGTCGCCGTGATAGTGTCCTCTTCGAGGTCGATGCCGGCTCTTTTCAGTCCCGACTCCAACTTTCCAGCCTCCGTCTTGTCGTAAGGCGAAAGACTCCAGCCTCCGTACTCCGTGCCCTCCATTATCATCGGACGGCACACACTGATAGCTCCATTTCTACGCACGGCAATCTCAAGCAACAGTTTAGAGCAGCCGTCGGGTACAGTGAACGTTGTAGTAATGAGCTTCCAGTCGTTCAAACCAGTAGAGATGTTCTCCGTCTTCACAACAGCCCCCTCCGTGCCGCCGTCATAACGCTTGATGGAGTAGTAGACGCCGTTACTCGTAAGAGTGACGAGCTTCGCCCATACACTGAATACGTATGTCTTTCCAGCCGTCACACGCACATCCTTGAAATACAGACCAGTGTAGGTGTTCGCCGTTGCGCCCGACGCACTGAACGTTGCGTAGTTTGAGCCACCAACACCGCCACCGCTCGTTATCTCCACCTTCTGCGAGAGAGCCGCCGCTATCTTTGTAATATCATCCCACGGACGCAGCGCAGAACCAACGATGCAGTTCTTCAGGTTCGTGGTCGTTTCCACCTGTAGGGAGATTTTTTCGGTGTTCTGCTCGATTTTCGTCACCTTGTTCTCTGTGTCCGTCTGCTTCTTTGCAAGCGCAGTGATACTGTCAGCGTTCTGTGTCAGCGTCGTGTTTATCGTGCCTATCTGTCCGTCAACGTCCTTTTTGTTCGCCGCCACCGTTGAGCTAAGCCCGTCCACCGACGCTACAAGCTCCGCAAACGACTGCTTTTTTATCTGACCGCTCGCATCGCGTGTGGTAAACTTGAACTGGTCTGCCAATGCGTACATCTCGGAGCGTGATATTACGAACACCTCCTTACCGTCAAGCGTATAGTCGTTCACGCCTCTGTATAGCTTGATTGACGGAGAGTCAGAGCCGTAAGCCGAGAGATACAGCACCGATTGACGTGCCGTGTCAGTTATATTGCCCATCTGAACAAGCTCGTCGCCCACTTCTGGCTGTGAGTCGCCGTAGTTGCCACCCGACAAGGCAAGAATGTCGATGTAATCCGTGCCGACCGCCGTTACCCTGCGCCAGTAATATTTGTTTTTTGCGTTCGCCGTCGTGCCCTCCTTGATATTGAACGTCTGGCAGCGCACAAGGTCGTTGACGACAAACGGGTTGGTTATCTCCTCGTCACCGCGCTTCGTAAGGAACGAGCAACGGTAGACATCGTATCGCAAGGGCGTAGTGCCGTAGTCGGGCAGCAGCGTTCCTTTCTTGAAGAACACCACCTCGCTAATCTTCATAGACGCAGGCGACAGGACTATCTCGCCACCTACGCTTTGCAGTTCTCGTATCACGAGCTTTACGAACTCCGCCGCCTTGCGAACAAGCAGTCGGTCTACCTCCAAGTAGCTGTCTTCGCTGTCAGAATAATAGCCGAGCTTGAAGCCAGAGCCGAGCGCACCCGAACGGAACGCCGCCGACACAACCTCTTTGAGGGTGGCGATGCCGTCAGAGGAGATGCCGAGGACATTGCTGTCAGACTGCTCGCCAAAAGCAATACCTTCCCAAAAGCGGATAAGTTTCTGCGCGACATCCTGTTTTGTCTTTGAGAGAAACAACTTCGAGCCTTCACTCGCGATATATTCCTTAACCTGTGCAGGCGTAGTGCCGCCACCGCTACCTCTGCCGAGCGCGGTTATCTGTTCCTGCATCTTTTGCAGTGTGCCAGCCTCCTTGTCTTCACGCAGACTTACCTCGTATGACGGTATCTTTCCGTTTTCCTCTTTGATTGTCAGCCTGTCGATGATTATTTCCGCGTCAAGTCCGAGGTCTTCATCCTTGAACGGCATAATGTCGCCCTCCTTGATTGTGTCATGTATGCTCTTTACTGCCCCCGAGGTGTCGCCCATAGCCTCGTCATGCTGACGGGCCATAAAGATGTCATAAATCTTCGGTGCGTAGGTGTGTCTGGTGTGGTCGTTCTCTATAAGCCATGCAATAGCGTAGCGCAGCAGCTTTTCGGAAGCCGCTTCAACGTACTGCACAGGCAGCTCGATTCCCGACAATACGAAATGATCGCCCTTGCTAATCTGAAAGTCCTTGTACGGAAAATACAGACCGATGTCTTCCACTCGCTGCAACGTGAGCACCCAGCGACCGTTCTCTTTTACACTTCCCGACACCTTAAACTTTCTGCCGGCACACATTCCGTCCGTCATGGTGATGGAGAAGTCGCTCTGCTTTAAGGCATTGATGTCGAAGTTTACCTTTTCGTTAAGCTCGACCTTACATGAAGGAACATCCTGCCCATCCTTGAACACGCCGTTGTCCTCTACATTCGTGCCAACCGCGATTTCGTCAATGCGCACGCCGTCCACCTCCATCTCCTTGATTGTCGGAAATATTTCTTCTTTCTTTTCTTTTATATCTTCCGTATCGAAGAATACACTGCCAGGACGCACGCCGATAGTGTCAGCCATAGCTGACTCCACCCACGGGCGGTCGGTTCTTGTCGAGAAGCGCAGCTCCGCGCCGGTCGGATTAAGCGATGCGTGCTTATCAGTGTGGCTGTTCCACCAGTCCTGCAACGACATCTGCGGAAATCCTGGCAGCATTAAGCGTGAGCACGCCATGTTGTTGGGCAGATGGTCGGTAGCGTAGTCTTTTCTGTTGTCGGGGAAAGCCTCCTTGTTCACTCCGCTGACAAAATGAACCATCTTTGTTGACTTTACCGCCTCGTAGTATTTTCTTGCGTCGGCTACCGAGTTCTCTTCGTCTGTGCCGCCTGCGACGCGTACCTCGATATGCTCCTCGAAATACGGCGCACGAAGAACCGTTACCGTGGCCTTGACGACAACGCCGCCGTCATGCAGACTTACGGAGTATCGCGAGGAGCCTTGCCCGTCGGAGATATGGTTGGTGAAATACGCCGACGCTTTTTCAACATTAAGACCACCAAGTTTGATGTCTGCTGCATACCATGCGGTATGATCGAGAAGCTGTATCGTATCCGCGAAGTCGGCCCACACCTCCATATTCAATGTTGCGTAGTATCTGTTGGGTAGGTTTTTCTCCGAACCGTATGCCCTCATTCTCGTGACAATCTTCTGGTCGCTTTCTGCGTCCTGGTTAATCTCGACAAGTCCAAATGCTGCGCCGTACTTGAACGTGTTCTGCATAAGCAAGCCCGATGTGTCAACGAACACCTCTCTGTTTCGTGTTATGAAGTTTACGTCGAACTGGGAGTTTACCAACGCAAGTCCTTCCCATACGGTCTGATTCTGTACACTGATTGAAGTTGAGTCTATCTCGGTGTCTGCAACACCAGTGTCCTCTTTGGTTGTATCGCCACCATATATCTCTTCCCATCTTGCAGCCTCGCAGCCTCGTGTCTGGCTTCTCTTCCAGTTGCGTGAATAGAACTTCCATGCTTTGTCTCCGAACTGCTCGTTCATGTTAGCTTGCAATCTGTCAAGCAAATCGTCAAGTGAGCCGATGTAGAAAACAAAGTCGGGTAGGGCGGTGTAGTGCAGCTGCGCCTCGTCGTTCAGCACAACATCAAGAAACTCCGCTCTTGCCAGCTCGTCGGACAGGGAGTTCAGCTTTATGTCTGAATACTTAAACGAGTTGCCGAGAGCGTTCTTTCGGCCCTGCTTTGCTTTGCCAGGGTCGTAGTTCAGCTCGAAGCGCTCGTTTCTGTAAATCAGATAATCGCCGATTGAGAAATCGACGGGAGCTTCGTTCTCTATTGATACGGATACGGAACACTCTCCCATCCACTCGCCGTCGTATGTCAGCGAATGAACGGAAATTTCCTTGCCGTTGGTGTCACGCAGTGGCGTGCCGTCCTTATGATAAAGTTTCCATTCCATGTCTCTATTTGCTTAATGTCACTTCCGTTACGGGGTCTTCAACTCTCAACACTGTTGAGAACGTTACCACATCTCCCTCGTCGTCGCGGTGCAGGTCTGCGTCGTCGGACACCTTCTTGAGGCGGATGTGTCTTCTTCCTACCTTAGTCCAGTCGCAGTACATCTTCATTTTCATGCCGCTACCGTCGCGTCCGCTCAGGTAGTTCAGAAACTTTCTTATTACTGCGTTAGCCGAGAACTTGTCGCCCTTGCAGCACCATTTCACGGTCATGTCGTATGCCGAGAATTTAAGGCTGTCGCCGAGATATGAGTCTTCTCCATCCTCGTCTTTCCAGTCCTTTACTACAGGTTCCTTGACCTCCATGCTGATGTCGAACGGTATGGAGGCGCACCACACGTCGAAGTCAGCTACGGTCTCTTTTACCACCGCTCCCGCCTGCTCTTTTTGTATGAAGACATTGTAGTGTTGCATAAATATACCTAATTTTCTCCAAAAATAATAAAAAGCGGATAATTATACAAATTAATATATAACTATCCGCGATTTTAACAATAAATATACACTTTGTCAGCTAATATAGAGCTTTTTCCTGCCACTTGTAGACACCGCGTTCATCCAATCCATCATCCGATCGAGCTTCTCGTTACGAGCCTCCGCAAGCATGACAATCTGCGTGAGCTGCCCGAGCTGCGCTTTCTGTATCTGACCCATTTCGGGAAGACGCATCTTCAATAGTTCTCCGATGTCCTTGACCTGCGCACGATTAACACTCACGTCAAGACGGATGGCATTGACGTAACTTGCGAGAATATCCGCAGTTTCCTCAGTGATATTCTTGATGCCGTTGGTAAGGCTGCTGTCGCCGGTTGCCGAAAGGTCAAGACCTCTGTTTTTAAGGCTTTCCAGTATCGCGGTGATGTTGTGTACTGCGTCATCAGTCTGCTTGTAGAGTTCGTTGGTGACATTTAGGACGTCTTCGGGTTCAAGTCTGCCTTTCTGCTTGATGGTCGTTGTGAGCGCTTCAAGCGGACCTTCAAGAGCCTTTTCCATGATTTTCTGTGACAGAATATTCTTGGTGAGGTCTTTCACCATATCCCTGGCCTTTTTCTTGTAGGCATCAATGGCGTCCTCACCTTTTTCCCATGCGCTTACAACTGCGTCGGTCAGCTGGCTCGCCCACGACTTCATGTCTACGCCGTAGATGTCCTTGAGGAAGTCGGTTGCAAGCTGTTTGATGGTCGTTTCCATCTCCTTGATTTCCTGCTTGTAGTCGGCAATCTTGTCCTTGTCCTTCTTCTTCTTGCCCTGCTCGGCGTTGAGCTTCCTCTGCATCTCATCCTTTTGTGCCATGAGAGAAGCCTGTTCTGCAAGGAAGGCGTTATCAGGGTTGGCAAGTGACTTCTTGGCGGTATTATAGGTTTCGCTTGAGTACTGACTTTTGTTGCCGGTAACGATGCCTGCGTTATTGCGTATTACGCCTTTTTCGTAGCTGTCTGTAACCTTTTTGAGTGTCGCCTTCGTGTCCTTATCCATCTTGTACGAATAGACACCGCCGAGAGTGTTCTCTATTGCCGTCTTTACATCGTTGCGCAAGCGCTCAAGTTCTGTGATGTTGCGTTCGGCGAGCTTTATTTGTCGCTCTTGCTTTGCGTCATGTGCCGCAGCGAAAGCCTTGAACGGAGAGGTAAAGATGCCGACTACACCCTGAATGACGCCGCCGACATTGCCCTGCATACCGCTCGTAACAATAGTTGAGATAGAGTCGGAGATACCGCCAAGCGACTCGAAAAATGCAGTAGCATCCTGCCACCCATCGCTTTCTGTATCAACGCCAAGAGCACTTGCCGTGTCCTTAATATCGTTGAACGTGGCAACAATGCTTTGAATATTGGCATTAAACTTATCTACCACTTTGCTCGCAGCAGCCATAGCCTTCTTAAACTTGTTCGCAGATGAAGCTTCTTCCTTTCCTTCTTTCAGCTTATTCTTGCCCTCGTTGGTTTTTTCGTTGGCTTTGACAATTTTTTCAAACGCTTCGCCTACCGCTTTCCAGTCAGAGTTGGCCATTGCATCAAGCATAGCTGTCGTTGCCTCTTGTGCCTCTCTTTGCCCTTCCTGTTGCAATGTGGCACCTGCCGTGATTTTTTCGTTGGCTTTTTCTACCTTACTGTCAGCAAGACCACTAAGACCGTCTTTAAAAAACGTCTTTTTACCACTCGACAATTTGTTTAATTGTTCGTCAAGCTGCTGTATCTGCTTGCCGTACTCGCGAGCGTCAATGGTTCCGTCAGCAAGTGCCTGATTGATGTTTTCGCGTATCTGCGAAGCGATTTCGGATGCCCGATCCATGCCGAGCTGCGACACCGCTCCAAAGAACGTGATATAGTCGCTGCTCTTGTTGAAGGCTTCCGTTTTAACGGAGTTCACTTCCTTGTCACGCTGGCGCGTGTAACGATATGCAAGCCCGTTATCGCCCGCCTCCTTTGCTTGTGCAATCGGAGTTTCGTACTTGGCGTAGATGGTGGCTATCTTCTCCTGCGTGCTCGCTGTCTGTGCGATGATGTCCGCAGCCTGCTGCAAATATTTGACATAGTTGTCCTTTACCAAGGTCGTTATCTTCTGCCAAGACTCAAGAGCAAGAGGTGCGTCCTCGTACTGAACCTTTGCGTCGGCTTCGGTCATTCCAAGATTAACGTCGTGTCCGAAGTTCTTCTTGAAGTCTTCCGCCATCTTTCTCGTCTGCTCATTCCACACCGTGCCGTCCTGAAGGGCGAGCTTGGCAAAGTCCTGACTGCCAGTCTTCTCGTACAGTTCCTTCTGCAAGTTTGCTTGCTTTACACCCTTCTCCAGAGCCTCCTTGAAGTTCGCTGCGACACGTTCCCATTCGGGTTTCAAGTCCTCAGACAACTTCCATTCGGCTTTTTCCTTGTCTATCTGCGTTCTAAACTTCTTGCGGTCGTCACTCTTGTCGAAGTTAAAACCAGCTTTCAGATTCTCCAAACTGCCCAGATAGTTATTCAGGTCAATCTTCTTCCAGTCCAAATCCTTGTACAGACTCACGGTTTCGTTCTTGGCTTTCTGCTTACTGAAACCCGCCTCCTTGCGCAACTTCTGATAATACTGGCGCGCCGCCTTGAAGTCATCCAACTGCTGACGGAGACGTTCAAGTCCCGTGTCTTTGCCTGCGCTTTTATTCTTATTGCTTTTTTTGTCCTCCGGGACGTACTTATACCCCAATGCGTTGTACGCAGCGTTCCATAAATCATCATAAGATTTTTGGAGTCTTTCTTGCTCTACTGCATTACCCTTTCCGCTTTTTGCAGCATTCTTTTCCGCTTTGAGCTTGTTCCAACGCGTTGTGAGTTCTGAGTTAACGGCGTTTCTTACGTCGTATATACTGTTTTGTCCCTTGGTGAATGGTTTAAGTGCCTCCCATTGACCGAGGCGTTTTTGCCATTCTTTTCCAGTCGTTGTGCCAGTAAGGTTATTAAGCAGTCTGTACTGAAACGGATCGAGCTGGTCGTCTCCGTCAAGATTGTCTGTTACGAGCTTTATTTTCGCCTTGAAGTCAGAGTTCGCGAGCAATCTCTGCAACTCCGTTTCCCAGTATGGGTAAGATATAGAAAGTTCGGCTGCAGCACCACGCATAATATTCTCAACCTTCTTTCTGCTCTCTTCGTCAAGAGTCTTATTGGCTCTTATTGCATCTGCAATACCAGGAAAGGCATTGTTCACAGTGGTCATAACCTTATCTGAGAACGCCTTTTCCAACTCGGTGTCGCGAAGACCAAGTGCTCTGTCAAGAGCGGAACGAATCATTTTCGAAGCCTCCTCGGACAGTCCGAGTTTTCCAACCATGTTTTCGCGCATTGCCTTGTATGCCTCCTGTTGAGTCGTACTTGTAGATATTGAGCTAAACTCTTTCTTGAACCTTTGAGCGAGCTTCTGAATCTGTTGGTCAAAATCGCTTTGGGCGGAATTGAAGTCTGATACATCGAATATTGTTTTATTTACTTTATGCATCCCTGCACTCGCCTTTTCAAGTTTCTTTGCAAACTCTGCAACTTTGCCCGTATCCTTGTCAAAGCCTTTAAACTTATCTTCGTCACCCTCAATATCCTTGGCAATCTGATTTGCCTTTTCCAGCGTTTTTAGACAATCCGCAAGATACAAAAGTCGCTCTTTATGGCTTTGCTTTTCCTTTGCGCTCATAATGAACATAGTGGCGCTTTGTGGAGATAGCTCTCGGATTTTATCCTCGTAAGCATCTATCGCATTTGAAATCTCCTTTTCATTGCCTTTTGAAGCAATCTTTTCAGCATTATTATCGCGAAGGAACTCGGACATTTGCTTTGCTCTGTCTTCAAGTTCTTCCATTGTCTGCTGCATCTTCTGCTTTAGCTCTGCGCTCTTTTGCTGAGAATAAGCTAATATCGTCGTAAAAGCTGTTAATGCTATTCCTGGCAGACCGCCAAAGAACCCAACCAACGATGAAGCCCCACGCATCAATCCTGAAGCCATCATACCACCCAATGCCGACCATCTCGATGCAACAAACAGCCCCTTGACCATATCGAGTTGCTTTCTGAAAAAGCCAACTTGCGATGCGGTGTTCTGTGCCTGTAGAGCCATTCCTTGCTTGTACATTTCTTTGGTTATCTTACCCGTCACAAACAAGCGACGCAACTCGGCTTTTGTCAATGCGTTTGCCGCAGAAAGATTTTTTATGTCGGCTGCTGTTATTCGGTTCTTGTTAGACAAGATTCCTCTTTCTACCTTATTCAGCTTCTTGCCTTCAAGTGACTTGCGAATCAAGTCATTCGCAATTCCGCCTTTTGCAGTAAGCAAGGCTTTGTCTAATCCTCCTGAAAGACGGCTTATGGCTTTTGTCAACAATGGACCCGAAAACGCAGCTGCAATCACCGGGGCGAACGAATTAAGAGACAAGACGAGATTTGTGGTAATATCCAATATACCTTTGAGAGACGAGCCTACAACTCCGCTTCCGCTTGCAAACTCAGAGAGCATAATCTCCCACGCATCTTTGAGCTTGTTAAATCTACCAAGAAGAGTTTCCGAGAGCACAAGCTGCATATTGTAGAACTGACCGCCAGCATCGGTCATCTCCCAAAAGACGTTCTTCACGTCCTCGAAGTCAACGCCGCGCCCAGAGATACGAGTCTTTACATCGCTCGTACTAACCTTTTGGCCTTCACGTTTTGAGTAATATTCCGACAACTTCTGCAACAGAGGAATACCTGCATACGAAATCTGGCGCAACTCCTTGCCGTCAAGCCAACCGCGAGAACGCACCTGTCCGAACGCCAAGGCTATTCGCTCGAAGCTGACACCAAGACCTGACGCCATGTCCGCAAGTCGCTTTGTCGTATCGTACAACTGGTCGTACTCTACGCCATAAGCTGCCAGCTGCTTCACATCCTTGTTCAATTCCGAGAAGGTGAAGGGCGATTGAAGCGCAAGTTGCTTGACCTGCGAGAACATGGTATTTGCGTTCTGAATGTCACCCAAGATGCTCTGTAATGCAATATGCTGCTTCTCCAATTCGCCACCAGTCTTTATGATACTCATAACGAATTGCTGCATACCATACACAAGACCGCCCTGCATAATAAGAGATTTTATGTCTTGCATGGTAGAGCTAAGTCCACCCGCAGATTTCTTCGCCTGCTCAAACGCTCTCGCCAAGTCGTTGCGCACCTTTGCTGCCGAATTTGCAATCTCCTGCTGGTGCTTTCGCTCCAAATCGACGCTCTTTTCCTTCTCGCGGTTTGTCTTTTCCTGCGCCGCATTTATCGCTCTCTGGCCTTGCAGAGTACGGTTGGCAATCGTTGCGTCGTGCCCTGTACCGACACTTCCTATACGACCAACGTCACTCATACTGCCAGCTTTAAGCGCACCGTGCATTATTTTTAAATAGCGCATAAGGTGTATAAGACGATGTATCTCAGCCTCCGCTTTGCTCACGTCGGCTCCCAACGATATGCCGCGGCTAAACTCACGTCTGAGCGCCCTTACCTTATTGCCAAGCGAGTCGTAACGAGCCTCCGTCGCCTTTATTTCAGATAATCTCTGCTTGTTGTCGCGTGCTTCCTGTCTTTCGTTCTTCCTGTCCTGCTTTTTGTTAGCTCTCGTAATGGCATTGTTCAGCTTGTCCTGCTCCGACTTGGCGTTGCCGATTTCGTTTTTGAGTATCTTGTACTCTGAAACCAGTTCCGCCACCGCGTTCTTGCTGCCAATGTCGGCATTGTTGAACTTGTCGCGCATTTCAAACAATCGCGAAATGGCACTTTCCACTCTTGATGTGTCAGCACCAACCTTAAAGCCTTGTTTGGCAGAGTCGTTGAGTTCGCGTATCTTTCTGCTCACCTCGCTTATAAGCTCCTGCAAGCGTCTGTATCTCGCCTCCATTGTTTCGAGGTTGCGGTCGGTTGCCACCGCCTTTGCCTTTTCGCGACCATAAGCCTGCATTACCGTTGATGCCTTGTTTACCTCTACAGAGATATCGCTGAAGAGTTGCTTCATCTTATCGACATTCGCCAGCTCTCCGTTCTTGTTTGACATTGCCGCTTCCATTCGCGTCACAATGCCGCCAAGTCCAGAAATGCGCTCTCCGAACATTGAAGTATTATATCCCTTTTGCGTGCCTTCGTTCATAAGGTCGCGTAGCTTGGCAAGTTTTTCACGCACGGCGTCAATGCGCGCATCCAGTTTAGAGAAATTACCGTCGAGGTCGGACAAAGGGTTCGGCTTCTGCAATTTGCCGATAATTGCATCCACATCCTTGAGCGTCATTGCCAAGGTCTTTCTATACGCGCCGAGTATATGGGCGTCATCCGCACCTGTTAAATACTTATCGTTTTGAAGCGCCAGCAGCTTGTTCCGAAAATTCTCAACGAGCTTTGCGGCTTCCTCTATATTCTTTGTGTCAACGTTCGGGTTTGCCGCCTTAACCTCTGAAATATGTTTCTGAGCGATGTCTATTCTCTGCAACAGAGAGAGATATTCGAGGGCCTTTTTTATGCGCGGGGTAGGGTCGAAGTATTTCGCAGAATTAAAATCTTTTCCTTCTCTCGCCATTGCCTCTGCTCTCGCTTTGTTCATTTTCTCAATCGCGGCATTTGCTTCGTTCAGGATGTCGACGTATTTACGCCCGCTGTCGTCCTTAACGCCAAGAAGCGTACTCGCCTTACCTTTGAAAGCATCAAGAACCTCATTCAGTATTTTCGTATATGCTATTTGCGTTTGTGTCGCTGCGGCGTCCTTTTCTCTTGCAGCTGTAACATCGTTGAGCATTTTGTCAAGTCCCTTGTCCTCAACGAACGGCTGCATCTTTGGCGCAGCCGCAGCCTTGCTTTCTGCTGCACTCTTTTCCTTCTGTGCAGCAGTGGTAGCCTTTAGCTGCTCCTCCTGCTTCTTGATGGCATTGGTCTGCTCATTTGTCGCATCGGTGGTTTTCCTGCTCTGCCCCTCCTCTCTCCTTAGAGATTCAACGACACTTTTTTCGCTCGCCAAGAACTTTTCATAGGAACTGCTTATCTTGCCTATTTGTTCATCCAGGCCGTTAGCCCAAGCATAAGCCTTACTGAAATCCCCGCTTTTCAGATAACCCAACCCCGCATTTTTAATTTCTGCAAGCTGCTCTCTTATATTGTTAAATTCGGCTTTTGCTTTTGGAGACGATCTCGGAACACTGTCCCATAAACGAAATGTTTCATTCGTTATTTTGTTGATGCCATTTATTGCACTTCTGACAGCTTCAATTTTAGCGTAGATACCTTCGCCTATCCCTGACATACCGCCAAAAGAGATTTCCCCCATCGACGAACGAATCTCTTTTAATATGTCTGCATAACTCTGGAGATTAGCCTTTCCGAAATCTCCAGTCAAAGCACCGAAACCTCCCCTGATATTTCGTATAGCATCAAATATTGCCTGCAACTCTTTCGCCTCCTTGGTCGAGCTGCCTATGGCCTTTTTCAACTTGTCCAAGAAGGCTACGCCCTTACCCGACGCATCTGTCTCTGCCAGCTTTCTAAGCTGTTCTTGCGCCCTCTTCGTCTTGGCATCGACAACTTCCATATTGTCGGCCATCTTTTTCAGCTCCTTAGATACCGCGTCTTTGAGTCCAAGGCTCATCCACAAATTTCCAACGTTTCCGTCTGCCATATCCTGAAATATTTATCGTTTAGATTTTGTTGTTTAAATAATCGGAGAGGCTAATCTTCTTGCCAACAAGACTGCCCTCCTTCTCCTTCTTCTTTACCCAGTTATCCCAAAGGTCGTCCATCTCCTTTGCGGTGTGCTTGACACTGCCGTCCGAGTTGCGCTTCTTGTCTTTCTTATACACAATAATGGGCTGGTCTGCAACCATAAGGTCTATCTGTGCCGAGGTGTAGCCCCACCAGTAGTCGTATGCCTTGATGCCGTAGCGCGTGGCAAAGAGGAACGGGAACTTTTCGGCTAACGAGAAGGCTGCTCCCCAGCTTGTCCTGCTCGGGTAGCTTTCACTTCTCTCTTCGTCATCGTCATCGCCAGATCCGTCATCCCTATCGCTAATATGGTAGTCAGCGAGCACACTACCGACGGAACTTTTTTTTTAGCTGCGTCAACAACTCTCAAGACTTCGATGGCATCCAAGTCCTTGATATAGTACAACCAACGCCAGTAAGCCCAGTAGAAGAAGCGCAGCTTCCAAAAGTTATTAAGAAGAACGATGGCACACAACTTTACGCCACGCTTCCACTCGTCTTCCTCTCTTGTCGTGACGTGCGAGAATTTTCTTATTGCACCTCGTTTAAGCCAACCGATTTTGCGCTTTTTACCCATGAACACAACCGCTTCGGGTTCCGCCTCCAATACGCTGTCAAGAGCTTTCTGCAACTCGTCATTGGGTTGTTCTATCTTCTTTTCTTCCATGTTGTTTTCTTGATGTTAAGTCCTGTAAAAACAAAAGCGGAAAACCGCGACCCTTGATAAGTCCGCCGCTTTCCGCTTCATATTCGATTGCGTTACGCCGCTTTTTGCTTTAAGCTGCTGCCTTTGTAAGCCAAGCGATGCTCTTCTTGCCAGCACCCTCGATAGAACCCGAGAACTTGAACGCAACAGGCTTGGTGCCAGTGTCGTCCCACTGCAAGGTGGCGTAGAGGGCGATGTTGGTGATGACCATGACGTTTGCCTTGGTATCGTCAACGATTGCGATTGTGCCCTGAATCTTGAACTTCTTAGGCTCAAGAGCAACGCCGGTAAAGCCGGTGGTCGCGTCGAGTTCTGTATCGCCGGTCTTCAAAGTGACCTTTGTAAGGTCGCTCACCGCATCGCTGCCGAACATCGCAGCGAGCAGATCCTTTGCCTTTGACGGAACAACAAACTCAACGTTGAAGTCGCCAAGCTCGGAGGTTGTCGCCCAGTCGCCTGCAAGACCGATAACCTTGTAGTGGTTGATGGTCGGGTCTTCCATTGTCGCCTTCAGTGAGTCAACCTCAACAGGCAGTTCGAGGTCTGCTGTAATGTCGAGAGTAGCCTTGCTGAGGTCTGCGATTGCCTTTGCATACAAAAGTGTCTTAGGGCCTACAAAGAGGTCCTTCAACTCTTCGATTTTCTTCATTGCCATAATTCAAAACTTTTTAGTTAAACCTTAATTTTTGTGTTTATTTGGTTCTTAACAAACCTTGCACTATCGTTACCGAGAAACCGTCGCCGTCATCTGTTTGCAGAGTGACGCGAGGCTTGGTCACGATGATGTTGTCTGTTGAGATTGGAAACTTTGTCATTACCGCACCGACTTTTTCAGATACCGCAGATACGTTTAACGTATTGGGGTTCCTGGCGGATGTCTTGTCACGGACATATATCTCTATCTGCGCGGTAGTTGTATAGTCGTTGAAACTGCCGTCGTCGTTCATCTCATTGTTGTAGATGCTCGACGGGAAAGACACAACGATATAGCTGTCGGGCCTGTCGCAGACAGACTTCGGGCGGTTTCTTGGATAAACCTTGTCGCAAATGCCTTTTACGGCATTGCCAACATCGTAGTATAGTGTCTTTATGCTTATCATATATAGCAAATTTTTTCAATCTGCGGCATGGCGTCACGTACACTGGTCAAGACATCGTGCCCCATCTTGTCTTGCACATAGTCTGCGTAAACCATTGGCGCAACGACAATTAGAGAGTATGTGTCCCTTTTCCACGGTTTCATCGACTTCAATTTCTGAATAGCGGCTTGTCTTCCATCAACATGTCCTGGACCGATATTGCCTATGTACTTGCCAGGTTCTCCACTCTTGGTCGGGAAGACTGGTACATCATCCCACCATCGTGTTACAGACAATTTTTCTCCGGGACTGAGAGATACTCTTACTGGCTTTTCTATTCCCATGTCCGCAGCACCAACAACCCTAACAAGTTCGCCCCTGTAGTAGATACCGACTGCAAACGAGTTTATGAGGTTTCCTGTAACAGAAATGAAATCTCTTTCAGCATACGCTGTCCTCAACACCTCTGTGGCCATCTTCTCCATGTTTTCGAGCATCATCTCTTTTGTGTACTCTTTCACATTTCTGAAAAGACGGAAAAAGAGCTGGTCGGAATATTTGCCGTGAACTGATTTTAAAACCGCCATACGCTAAACCCTTGTAAAGTCCCAATAAACAACAGTTCTATTATTGTCAGGCTCGCAGTCCTTCACCATTCCGACCTCGGTGTTGTTGCCGACCGTTGCGTAAATCATGTCGCCATCAAGAGGACATCTACCGGCATCCCATTCGTCATATCTGACAGGAATTGATGCCTTCCTCTTGTTCTCGTCAACATTCTTGCCGCCCTCGGTAGTCGTATCGGTATAGCTGCGGCCCTCGCCTTCGTAGATTACAATCTCCGTATCCTCGCCGACCTTTGCGTCGTCATCCGCGAACGGGTCGTTCTCGTCCGCCTTGCCGACAAGCGCCCTAACGATTTTTATCGTGTGAGGGTATCTCGGGTTCTTGATGTTCGCCTTTCTCATACATCTTTATTTTATAATGTGAGGAAGCGGGCATCCGAACGCCGAAATGTCGGCACGCTTCACGCCATGAGAGGTTATTCTGAACGACGACTTCTTCTTTAACATCGAACTTGGCTCAAGCTTCGCATAGATTGCGTTGGCTTCCGCCTTGAGTTCCGCACGGTCACGCTCGGATATTTCAAAACCACCTTCCGTATGGCTCCATCCGTTATCGGAGTCGGAAGTGTTGTTCATCTTGCTCGGGCCGAGAACAAGCCATTTTAGAATGTCTGCATAGGCAAGGCGAACATCGGCGGGATTGGCGTCTACATACGCCATGTTTCCGTCCAGCGCTCTTTCAATGAGGATTGTACGCACCGTGTCCTCGGGTATGCTGAAACGTACCTTGCTGAACAGTGCGTCCTCCAGTGTGTGAATCTTGTTGCCTTTATCCATAATGCCTATTCTGTCGTTAAATTCAGAGATTGTTTACGCTATCCGTCCAAGTGCAGCCGATTGCAGCTACAGGAGGACGGATAGCTTTTGTGTTTAGGCGGCTACGCCTTCGCCCTTCTTGGTGATGTCGATAATCCAACGGTACGGGAAGTCGAGCATCGCCGGTACTGCGGCAAACATGAGGTCTGTATGCCACTCCAGGTAGTCACCGTTCGGGATGGTAGAGTTACAGAGCAGGCCGAGGCCGTTGTTTGTCTGTGCGAACACCTTCTGGATGATGTTGTTGCCATACTTCTCAAACATCGGCTTGTCTGACACTCTCTTGCGCTCGTACTCGAAAGCATTACCGGCAGGACGGAGAACGACGATGTTGTCATCCCAGCCCTTAACCTTGACAACCGAGCCGTCGAACTTGAGGTTGCGCTCCTCCTCGTCGACAATCTCGATGCGTGAGATACCCTGGATGTCGGCGAACGCCTTGAGGAACATCTCTGTGTTCACGCCATAGTCCTCAACATAAGCAACATAGTGGGCCTTACACCAGTTGATGTACAGCTCCTTAATCTGCTTGTTACCAAGGAAGGTGTTGTAGAAGGTGTCGTAGGTCATCTGCCATACGAGGGCAAGGCGGTTCTGACCGAACTCCTTGCGCCACTCGCTCTCAATCTTGCGCATCTGTTCGAGGATGTTGCAGTCAACGTTAGCCCATTCGAGCTTGCCGCACTTTCTGAAATTCTCCTTCGGAATTGGCACCTTGTGAAGCGGAATCTGGATACCACGGGCGATGCCTGTATAGTCAAGCTCGCCGGTTGTAGCCAGCTTTGCCACCATGTAGTTCATGGTCATGTCGAGAGAGTCCATCAACTCCTGGGTGCCGTTGCGCCACTGCTTTACGAGGTCGCGGTCGTTACCAAACTCCTCAAACTGCTTCTCGCGGTAGTTGCGCTCCTCTGCGGTTTCCTTGAAGCCGTCGGTAATGAAGTCGGGAATAGTGGCAGAATAAACTGCCAATGCGCCCTTGTCCTTCTGGAACGAACCTGCGAGCGGAGCACGGAGGTTGGCGAGCGTTGCAGCGTGCAAAGCGGATGCCTCCACTGAGAATGTAGCCACGCCCTTATGGTTGGTAGGCGTGAGGTCGGGCGCGATAGTACCCTGCGTGAGATACCAGCCGTAGTTTACATGGAAGATGTCCTTCTTGTCAATAAACTTCTGCAAGTATCTTGTATTCTCTGGGTCGCTGAAGAAACGCGCCTTTCGGGAATTATTAAAATCAAACTTTGGCATATCTTTTCGTTTTTGTGTTGTATGTTTTTCCGATTAGTTCTCTGCGTACCACCACTCTGCGTAGCGGCTCTTGTTCATCGCCTCTACAGCCGGTGGAATCGGACTCATGCGTGACTTCCACATAACCACGTCAGTGCCGAGCAGACAGAAGTCGTTGAGGTAGCGCGGAGCATAGAACTTGTCACTGCCAGCCAATGCGTGGAACGGCATGTCAACGTCGCATGGAGCGAAGCAGTTCGGGTTTGTAACCATAGCAGAAACAGTTGTGCCTGCCTTTTCCGCCTCCACGAGAACCGTACCGACGGTAAGGGAGCCGAGAGTTTCTGCGAGTGTAACCTTCCAAACATCCTTGCCGTCCTGCACGTCATTTTCAACCGCAGTAACGAGCACACCCTTACCCTTTGTCTTGAAGTCCTTCGGACCAACCATGAGATTGTCACCCACAAACGGAATGTGGTGATAGCCGTCGCGTGTGATGTAGATGGCTGTATCCGTAGCAGCGGTGGTAGCCTTAGCCACCTCATAACTCTTGAGCACCTTGATTGTGCCGCCGCTGTTGTCCGCAAAGCCGAGGCTGTGCTCGATGAGGTCGCCGGCATAAATCTTGGCTGGGCCAGGGAACGGGTTTTTCAGGACACCGCCAATCGGAGGGCGACGGAACGCTTCCTTAACGGCGCCAGGCAGGTCAACAAACACATGACGCTGACCGCCGATAGTCATTTCTGACTGCAAGATTACAGCGCCGGTAGCATTGACTGCACCCTGCGCCATCATCTGTCCGTAGTAATCCTTGTTGTTATCCATAACTTTTTACCTTAAAATTAAAATGTTTACTTTTCTTTCGGTTCGATGATGTCATCCCACTCGTCGTCACGGATTGTCTTGCCGCCGCCAGAAGAAGAGCCGCTGCCCTTGTGCGGTATCGCGGTGTTGCCTGTAGCACGCTTGAAGTCGGTAGTGTAAATACCCTCTGCCTTTGAAACCAGGTCGATTACATCGGCATCCTTGTCGGGAATTTCAAGTTTGGAGATTGCTGTGTCAAGAAAGAAATCGTTAAGTTCGAGCTTTGCCTTGTCAAACTTATCCTTCAAGCCCTTTCTGACCGCTTCGACTGTAGCGGCTCTTGATGCCTTCTTGTCGCGCTCCTCATTTGCCTTTTCAAGAGCTTCGAGCTTCGCGAGCAGCTTGTCGTACTTGTCGTCAGGCTTGCCTTCCTCTTCCTTCTTGCCGTTGCGCTCCTCCTCTTCCTTCTTCTTGCGTTCGGCTTCCTCTCTGCTTTTCTTAATCTCGTCAGAGACATTCTTGTGCAGATTGCCGTCCATGCGCTTGAGTCGGTTTGCCACCTTGGTGACTATCTTGGCGTTCGCAGCCTCGTCGTCACCAATTTCATCCAGTACGTCATTAAGTTCTTCGTTAATGGTTTTCTGGCTAAGTGCTTTGAACTTGGTGGTATCAACCTCCTTGTTCACCAATGAAAGCAGTTCTTCTACTGTCATATATAAAAGTTTTTGTGTTGGTTTTCGGTAGTTCTTCTACCATTAATGTATAAATATACGTTTTTCTTTCGCAAAAATATGAATAAATATACAATTAACCAAATATTTTCGATATATTTGCATAAATATTTTATATATATATGCAGAAAAGTTGTTTTTCAGGGTTGAAATTGGATAACGGAGAGCCTGTTTACACTCAAGAGTACATTCAATCACTAAGAGATAAAGACAAGAAGCATCCCGACAGGTTGAAGATTATCGCTCAACGTGGCGGACAGGAGCGTATGCTTGCCATTGATGCTGATATTAAGATAGTCGGAGGCTCGCGAGGAGGTAGTAAGAGTTTTAGTTCTCTCATGGAGGTGTTGAAAGACATCAAGAACCCTGAGTTCCATGCAACGATACTACGAAAGGAGAAAGACGACCTTCAGTCCCTAATTTCCGATTCCTATAAGCTCTTCTCGCAGTTCGGCACATACAACAAGTCCCAGAACGACATGACATGGAACTTTGCCAATGGTGGATGGTTGAAGTTTTCCTACTTTGAGGGCGCATTAAAAGATTTTGAAGAGCGTTTTCGTGGTCGTCAGTATGCGTATATATGTGTTGACGAGGGTACGCAGATACCCTATAAAAAATTCAAACTTCTCCTAAAGGTAAATCGTAACGCCGCGCAAATCCGTAATCGCTTCTGGATAACATGTAACCCCGACCCAGAATCATGGGTGCGCAAATACATAGATTGGTGGGTTGACGAAGATGGATACATCGACCCCGAGCGAGATGGCGTTATTCGGTATTGCTACATGGACGGAGATACGCCGGACACTATCTACTGGGGAGACACACGCGAAGAAGTGTATGAGCAATGCAAGGGCATCATTGATAGACTGTGGGAAAAGTTTAAGGATAGCTACGAGCCATTGGGGTACACAAAGTATGAGGTGTTTATTAAGTCTGTTACATTTATCCGTGCCGACTTGTCGGAAAACATCAAGCTCATCTCTACCGACGTTTCATATCTCGCCAACCTTGCGCAGCAGGACGAGGAACAGCGTATGCGCGACCTCGAAGCCAACTGGAACTGGAAGTCCGCAGGCGACGACATGATAAAGATGGCAGACCTCGAAGAGATATTCGATAATGCCGTACAGGTGGGAGATGGAGTGCGGCGCGCATCCGCCGACATTGCCTTCACCGGCGGCGACAACTTTGTGATGTGGCTGTGGGAGGGATGGCACTGCAAAGACCTTGTAGTAATGCGACTCGACTCTCAAACGCTCGTGTCTGCGGTGCAGGCGAAGCTGCGTGAATGGGGAGTGGAGGAGTGCAACTTCACTTACGACTTGCAGGGTATCGGTCAGTATTTCAAAGGTTTCTTTGCCGATGCCGTACCGTTCAACAACCAGGCAGCACCTGTCGCTATGACACACCAGGAAGAAAAGGGCATCAAGTTCCTGTACAAAGACCTTAAATCACAATGCGCCTTCCTGTTCTACAAGATGATAAAGGAAAAACGAATCTCGATAGAGTCTTCGCTGCTTGAGCGCAAGTATTCGGGAGACGGATTTGACAAGGTGCCGCTGCGTCAGATTTTACAGAAGGAGAGAAAGATGCTGCGCCGCGACGACAACAGCGACGACAGGGGCTTCAAGCTGCTGCCTAAGAAGATGGCTAAACGGTACGTAGGACACTCGCCTGACTTCTTCGAGTCATGGCTATATATAATGATTTTCAGCTTAACTAAAAAGAAACACAAAAAGATAAAAGGACTATGGATGCTTTGAACAATGTAAAGGACGTGCGGGAGCTGCTCGTCCGAAAGCCGTTTTACGAAGTGACCCCGAAGGGTTATATGAAGCACGGGATTATCGACCGTGAGTTTTCCGAGAACGAAGACCCTTGTATGCCTGCGGATGTGCTGTATCGCAACATCAAAACACAGCAGGACTTCTTGCGCGAGTTCTATCCGTCAGGACACAGGATTTGCGACCCGCAGCAATATCCCGACATCTGGAAGAAGAACCCGGAAACGGGACTTTGGTGCGTGCAGAAAATTCAGCGCACCGCGTTTGCTTTCCAGCAGGTGATTTGGACCAAGCACGTTCTTCATGTGACTGGTAATGACATTCAGTTCGAGCTTGCGGAGGGAACCGAAGAAGGTGGCGAAGAGAAACTACAAGAGCTGCTCACGAAATACAGGAAGGGATGGCTCATGCACGATATGGAGATACGCTTCTTCGAGGCGGTATCCGCATACATGAAGGTTGCAGACTGTGCCATTGTAGGCTATTTCGACGGCGACGGCAAATTCGGAACGAGAACACTCTCGTTCGACCGTGGCGATACACTGTTTCCGAGATACGACCCACTTACCGGCGAACTGATTGCGTTTGCACGCAAGTATGTGGACTATGACGAGGAAGGAGAGGAGCGCATCGAGTGGGTTGAAGCATGGGACAAGGAAAAGTTCTACCGCTTCAAGAAAGACCTGTCGGGAGGCACTGCGAGAAATGCCTTTAGAAAGGTCGCGTCTATCTTCGGTGTGTCCGAATATGCCTGTGTTGAGGATAAGCGGCACGGTTTCCCGTTCATACCTGTAGCATACGCCCGTAACGAGGACGGCCCTTGCTGGTCTGCCGTACAGCGCAATATCGAGGATTATGAGGAGGCGTTCTCGTATCTCTGCGAGAACAACAAGGCGTACGCCTTCCCGATACTCACGCTTACCGGCGAGGGGGATGAGATAGAGATAAAGGGCGATACCAACGGCGCTGCTAAGACGATCATGATTACCGACACGGACGGCAGGGCGGAGTTCCTCAACGGCACGGACGCGTCAAACGCCTTCGCTACACAGCTCAACAAGTCTTATGACCTCATCTACGAGCTTTCGTTTACCGTAAAGCCACCCGAACTCAAATCGGGAGACCTGCCGGGCGTTGCAATCAAGCTGCTGTATTCTCCAGCCCTCGAAGCTGCCATGAACGACGCGCAGAGATTGCAGCCGTTCCTCGACCAGTTGGTGCGTATAACTAAGTTTGGTATCGGAACGGAGAACAACTGCATGGCCTCAATGGTCGCACTGCCAGTTAATGCGTGGATTGAGAGCTATATCCATCAGAACGACACTGAGCTTATCACCAACCTGGCCACTGCGGTTCAGAACAAATTCCTCTCGAAGCAGACTGCTTCTGAGCGCAATTCCAAGTTCTCGAAAAACGACGAGTTTACTCGTATCATGCGCGAGCAGAAAGAGGAAGACCAGCAGGACTTGCTCATCGACATCCAACGTCAGGAGGCACAGGTTGAGAACAACATCGAGCAGGAGGAAGCACTTGCAAAAATTAACAATCAGCAGCCTGGCGACTACATCAATACAGGTCGTGGCAAAAAAGGCAGACCGAAGAGGTCTGACAAGGCATGGGACGAGAACGGCAATTACCCTGGCCGCAACAACTGGGATAAGAATCTAAGAAAGTAATTTATGGAGTCACGAGAATACGCACTTAACAGAACGAAAGCGCAGATAGCCTGCGAGTCGCGCGTACAGAAGCGACTGTTTAAAGTCGCCCGTGAGATAGTGTCGCTCGCTTCCAAATACAGGAGGGGAGCGACACTGACAAACGAGAATGGGTTTATTGCGGCCTCACAGCGCATTGCGTTAGGCGTTGCTGACGGAATAGAAAATGACATTGCGGTCTGTGCCAAGACCGCATGCTCGATATTGAATATCGGCACGGAGAGCACGGAAGCCTTTCTTGTGTCAAAGGTGTTCGGCAAGACATCAATGGAGCGAACCACCAGTTATCTGAAAAACTTTGCGGAGGACATGGTGCGGATGTGCAAGGCCGGCGTATTGATGAAATACACCGACTCGCAGCTCATGTCCGCAATACGTACTGGATATAAAGACCCATACACCACGTCCGTAATCACGAAGGCAAGAAAGGAGGATATAAACATCGCCACGCCTTCATACGGCAAGGGCGTATTTCATTCGGCGTATCAGAATATCGTCCGCAACGCGCGACAAATGGTAGCCGTCGCATGGGGTAGAGCTGAACAGCAGTACGGCAAGGAACATGGGGCGATAGGTTACAATATCTTTCGAGGCTCCAGTTATTTATGCCCAATTTGCGATGATGAGACGACGTATCTGCACCACTTCGGAGACCCGTTCCCGCCACTCCATTCGAATTGTCGATGTTTTGTTAAATTTGTTTACAAAAAAGAGGAGGAGTAATTATGTCAGAATACACATTGTCTGCCTATATGTACAAATTGAAAAAGCAGTACAACATGGCGGATATTTCATATCTTATATATGCCGACCTGCGTGCGGCAGGGTGGGGTAAAGGCGACGCTTGGAATGTAGCTTTCCAAGGCCAGGGCCTAAACTGGGCCAAAGCTGAACTGCTTCGCGAGATTGAGAAGCTCGAAGCACTCGACTCAGTTCAGGCGCGCATTGCGGATGTACAGGGCACAAACTCGCCCAGGAACGACGAGATAACCGCGGAGGAACTTGCAAAGGAAACTTCAAAGGAATCCATTCTGCGCAAGCTGGTTGCTGCTGAAAAGAAAGCCAAGAAAGGCTCTCCTGACTGGCTGAAGATTGTGTCGCTTGAGGCGGACTATAACAAAATCAAGCAGGATGAGATAGATGTGGAGAACAATACGGTTCACTACCATTTACCAATCAACTATCCCACTTCGTGCAAAAATTGCCTTCTTTATAAAAACAAGAAAGATAAATAAATACAGGAATAGCCTCGCAGCAAAGAAATTACTGCAAGGCTATTCCTGTTTCTACTTGTACTTCTTGCCGGCAACCTTTTCAAGCGTTGCCACAAACGTTTCTTCAATCAAACTGTCATTGAAGGTCGGCAGAAAAACCTCCTCTGGAAGTGCCTTTCTTTCTGCCGTCTCCATGATGATACGCAGGCCCATTTCGAGAGCATACTTATCTTCGATGATTTTAATGATACACTCTTCCATAACTATCTCTGTTTACTCTTCTTTCTTTGCAGGCAGGTCGTCCTTGATAAAGCTGTATTCCTGCGTCTCTTCCGCGCTCTTCATGTTGGATATAAGGAAGTGCTCCGCAAGGTCTGCTTCCGTGATGCCGTATGTCTCGTAGATAACTCCGCTTGGCGTGCGCTTCTTGTAGAACTTGCAGGAGTTCCACATCACTCTGCCAAACTTCTGCTGTGACGGTATCTCCTTTTCCTCAAGATTGTTATCCTCACAGAACTGTCTGAAGCTGTCATACAGCGTCTTGGCGTTTATCCAAACTGGTATCTCGCCCTTCGTTCCCTTGTCACAGCGTATCTCATACGCCTTTAGCCATGCCAGCACGGGCTGTGTGCCGAGATATGAAAGAATGAGCTGCTTGCGCGAACCTTCCGCAGACGGAAACTGAAACTTACGCTCTCTCAACATACGCTCGCCTTTAAGAACCCAGTTGAACACACCTGAAAGCTCCTCCTTGATAATCTCCGCAGCAAGACGAGGGTTCTGCTTCTCTTTCGGGATGGTAACGTCAAAGCTGACGTACTGCAAGCGTCGGATAAAGCCGAGCGTAACATCCTCTGGGAAAGGAAGCTCGTTGAGATTGAAGATGAGATATGGAAGACTCTTTGACTCCAGTACGTTCTCACCCAGTTTTCTGTACGGTACAGGTTCTCCGCTTACAAGACGCTTAAACATACCTGTATTCTTGCGTCCGAACTTCTTCGGGTCGGAGTCGGAAGACCAGTTGAAGATGGCGTTACGGATAGGGTAGCGCCCTCTCATGCCCTCGTCACCGTCAGCAGTAAGCTCCGCATAGTCCATTTTTGATATGCGGTCTTTGCCGAACAGGGCGCACATAACCTCGAATATCACACTCTTTCCGTTTGCTCCGCTACCGATAAGCATAAGGCACAGCTCTATCTTGTCGGACATCTTTCCCTCATACGGGTTGTATGCGTCGCCGCGCTGCACCAAGCCGAGTCCCATGAACATCTGCAAGATGTCACGCGAGTCCTTGTCGGGCAGCACATCAAGCAGGAATCTCTCCCATTTCTTGCACTTCGCTTTCGGATCGAAGTTGTACGGATGATAGTAAGTCACATGATAATGCGGAGAGAATGGCATCGCCGTAGGAGCCACACGCGCAAGACCGAAGTCAACAACACCGTTGGCGAACGCCACAACGTCGAACTGCGGAACAAGCACGTTGTAGTTCTTGATGGTGTCGATGAACGACTCTTTTCTGATTGTGGAACGACCGAGCACGGGTGCTATGAACAAGTCCTCCATAAGCAACTGGTAAGCCTGCTCCACAACAATCGGCTCCACCACCTCGTATATCTTTCCGTTGAACGTATAGAACGCTCCTGCAAAATATTTTACAGGGCAGTCCTTGGCAAGTTCCCTGATACTCTTGCAAAAGCCCACCAGGAGCCTGTTCCAGCTCTCGCTGTTTACCTTACCCCAGTCTGTTCTGTACATACCAAAGCCGTACTTCGCGTCTGCACTCAACGCCTTCAACTGCCCGTACAGCGAATCTATCGCCTCACCACTACTTCTTTTCATTCTTCCTTCTCCTTGTGTTTTTCTCTAATTGTGACATCACCTCGCGTCTTTCTGACCCTGCCGCCGTGCAGATAGACGAAAGCCTTTGCACCCTCTTCGCAATACACTTCCACCTCCGCATTGTCGTACATGTTGATAAACGCTCTCGCAAGGCCGTTTACAAATACAGTCGCCTCGCAGTCATGCCTTACATATATGTCGCCGCAGCTCTTGCCAGAGTAGGTCAGTCCTGCGATGCACTCTCCGTTTAATATCACCGTCGGCTTGTCGTCCGCAATCACGTTCTCGTCCACGTACACGCCGTGGTCGTGAATGACATCTCCGAACTCCTTCCGTATCACTTCGCATGACGGAAAGTTGTGTTCTATGCAGAAGTCAATGCCTCTGACAAACTTCTCGACAAGCTCGTCTTTCGACGTGCCGTCGGCCCATTCGTCAGTCCATTGCTGGCACAGACCCAAGCCGACTGCCTGCGACTTCATCTTAGCCGAAAGCTTCTCTACTTTTCCACCCATAGCTGTTCGTTGTCATGCTTTGTGTTTCGTTCTATATACTCGCTCATGGCTTTCATCTTTGCTGTCTGATACTCCGCATCACCAACGACGGTAGTATCAACGAACATGCCGGTAAAGATAGCCTCTGCGTTCTTGCCTTCCGTTCCGTGAGTGCGCCAATCGCCTTTCTCGTCACGAACCATGCCGAGCGCGTCGATTGCTTCGAACATCGTCGTGCCGATGCCAAACTCCACCTTCCATCCGCCGCCGACCGTTTCGACGCAAATGTACGGAAGCGAGCCTCGTGTCAGATGCTTGCGGACATCCTCACGGATACCTTCCTTGTCGCGGAGTTCCTTCAACTCCTGCTTACTTAGACTGCGCGACTTCTTTGTAACCACAAAATTGCCGCAATATAATTTTTTTCCAAAATCCATATCTATACTTATTTAGTTAAACAATGTTTTTATCCTCTCTAAAGGCACTTCCTTCGCCCGTATTCGCATATCAACGTTGCGTCGCACTTGTTATCGTCTACGTTCTTGCACTTGCTTGTACGTCTAAAATCTTCGGTCGGAAACAATCGTCTTGCGGCGTTGATGGATGTCGCCTTGTTGTCCGTGCTTTTCTTTCCGCAGTAACTCTTGATAACCTTATCGTGACTTATCCAAATCTCCTTCTGCCAAGTCTTCGGAGGTACAAGATGATAGGGTATCTCAAGCGCAATCAACAGGCCTTGCAGTACTCCGAACGTTTCTCCGAACGAGAATGTGGACTTTGCTGACGAACCGAAGATGGCGTGTATCTCCTCCATACAGCACACGCAACTTTCCTCACACACCGTCTTGATGTTTTTCAGAAACAGCGCAATATCGTGATAATCGCGGTCCTGTAAGGAGCAATACTCGCGCGTGCCATCAGGATGTATCACCGCAATGAATCCTTTTGAGCCTGGGTCTATACCTATATATGTCTTTTCCATATTTGCATTTACTTATTGTTGAACATATCGTGTCGTGCTCCCATGAGCCACGATTTTAGATTGATATACTTTTCGTTGTCAAGATTGGCATTGCGCCACTCAGCATAGTCGTCATAATCCATGTCGTTTTCGAGGATGCGAACCATGTCTTCGGCGTTAAGAATGTCGGCTTCCTCGAAGTCGCACGCTCCGCCTACATCTTCGCCTATCCAATACCATGTGCGACAACCGTCAAACAGTTGCTTATTGACAAGTCCTGCAAGTTCGTTGCAAGCATCGTGGTATGCTTTGATTACTGCCTTGCTATCCATAGTCACCTATTTTACGCCCGTTGAGTTAAAACCATTTTCGCCGCGCTCCTCGCCATTGTCTTCTTTCTTTTCGACGACACCGCTCACAAGCTCCGTATTCGGTATCTCCACGATACGCATCTGCGCAATCTTTGTGCCAGCAGGAATGCAAACGCTTTTAACGCTGAGGTATTCCACGCAACATGTTTTTACAATTGCTTTTACTTCGCCAGCATAGCCGCTATCTATCAAGCCATGTTCAACATCGGCATCAATTCGCTTTTCTTTAATGATTTCGCCATTCCACATCTTTTTGGAGGGCATACCTTTTGCAGACATTCCGCTTCTTGGTTGTATAACTGCTGCCAAATGTTTCGGAAGCTGTATCTTAAAACCAAGAGGTATTGCGTAGCGATCCCAGTCGAGCACTTTTACGTCTTCCTTGGTGAACACATCATACGCTGCATCGGCATCGTGCGCCTTTTCAGGCATCCTGCCGCCACAAAGTTCTATTACTATCTTCTCTCTTTCCATTTTGTTTTTGTTTATTATTTCTTACCGTTCCACTTTACAAACTCCTCGCAAGCCTCATCTTCGCCCATAACGAACGTGTAGAGGTCTTTGGCGAGGCAATAGGGTGCGCTGTCTGCATCTTCGTCTGCAAACATCACGCAGTCCTTGCACTTGTAATGCTCCTTGCGTTCATCTCCTTTCTTAATCATAAGCCACCTTCCTTTAAGTTGTATTTTTGGTAGAAATCACGACTAAGAAAGTTATTCACACGCTCTTTTAGGCTGTCAGGAACTTTTGCAGACCAGTCGTGCTCATTGAAGCGTTCAAAACAGACTGCATTGTGCAAATCTACCATCTCCTGCCAGTCGGTATCGTCAAGCGTAATTTCTGTTGTATGTTTCTCAATGTAATCAACAGTAAGAACAGCTTGAGAACCAAACACCTCTTTGCTATAAAAAGAGCATGTAACAAAATTATTCTTCCCAATATCTTCTATTTTCATCAAGCCCACGTAGGTCTTTATACAAATGTTACTATTGGGAATTTGCACAACAGCCTCGCAGTTGTTCCAGAATATCAACCCCTTTTTTATCCTTGACTTCTCTATCATAAGTCATTTAATCTTTTGAAAATTTGTATTATTAGATACACAATAACCGCAATATATATGGCAAGGAACACAGACACAACTGTTCCGCCTCCGTCATGATCATGATGAGGTCGCCGTGGTACTATTGGAACGGATGGAATATATGCAATCATAAGCTATTTATTTTTTGTTATTCATCATACGAAAAGCTCTGTCGGCCATAATATTATTTTGTGGGTTACGAAAAAGGAGAAAATAGAAATTGCCATGTTCTTTTGTGTGAACCGTATGCAATCCACAATCCTTAATATAACCATCATCACCAATGCAAGGATCCAACAACTCGCGAATTGCGCTATTGTAGCATGGTCGAACTATAATAACGCCACCCGTTTCTCGAAGTTCTTCAAGTTTCTTCCACTGAGCTTCGATATTTTTGTCTCCATAGAATAAATCATAACCATAAGGTTCTGTGATTTCTCTATCAATGCACATTCCCAAAGGAATGACAATTACTATAATCGGTTTCATAAGCTATATCCTTCTGCAATTAAACCCCCAAAATAATACAAAAGCACACCGTAAACTTTCATTTCTGCTTCCGAAAGTTGCTTAAAACACTCAAAGTCATAGTCCTTATTTACATAAGCCCTAATTGGAGGTGCAAACCTTATTTGCTTAACTGCTATTGTATATTCCGATTTGTGTGGGAAAACAGAATCCATATCCTCAATAACCGAACATATAACCATTCCGTCCTCTCTGACTTCCGCATAACTTTCTATTTGCTGCTTTAGCTTTCCGACGGAATTATTTAGGAAAAACTCTATGGGCGCAAGGTAAATGTCGCCAAGTTTTAATTTCTCATTTTTATCCATAAGCTATTCCTCCTTGTCTTTTAGTTCAACGAAATCTCCAATACCCAAACGAGCGTTGTTGATACAATTACATATCCAACCCATAAGATATGCCTGGTGCTCATTTCTGCCGTTATACATCCTTTCCAAATCGCACGCATCGTTGATAGACGATAGGACATGATATGCCTCATGGCAGATATTTTTCATAGTCATATCGCTCTTCTTTGGAAAGACAACGAGATTACCGAAGTATTTCCCTGCCTTACTCATACATTCGTCATAAACCATACCTCCGTAGTTTCCTTCACTCATAGGCTCGCCGTTGTGAACAAGAGGCTCGCCTTTCATGTTGGTAAAGCATTTGTCTATTTCTTCTTCAGACGTATTGTACATCACCCAAAGTTTCCTTGGGTAAATCTGCGGTGTATATTCGTAATATCCTTTCTTCTTCATTCTCAATTATTTATTGTTATACTTGTGTCCGCAGTGGTACATATTGCAGACGTCACACTTGTAGACGGTCATTCCCAGCTCAATGAGCTTCGGGTGTGTCTTTAGAAACTCCCACGCCTCATCCTCGGTATCGTAGCCAACCTTCTGCTTCCACGAACTGCCCTTGCGAGTCCAGTGCCTTGCGTCGGGATGCAGGGTGGAGTAGGGTGCCTTGTTGCGGTATCTGTTTTTGTTCATTTTTATTATAATGTCAAATCAATGCCAAATTCCCTTTCAAGAAATTCCTTCCAGTTTGGCTTTCCAAACAGCGAGTTGTTTGCTTCCTGCCAGTCTTTTTCACGAAGGAAGAATACGTTACGAGTAAACCATTCGTAAATGTCGGCATATCGGTCTTGAACGTGTGAGTCGGGATGTGTGTCCCAAAACCGCTTGCCGGCGCGCAGATAACAGCGAGCCATGCGCGGTTTCTCCTTGAAGTACGCGATACGCTTGCGCTGTGAGGCGAGTGGGCAGCACATACAGCCCAGGCGTTTCGATACGTCGATTTGCCCCCCCCGAATTGTAGTAAATAGGTGCGAGCTTCAGCTTTCGGTCGATGATGAAGTTGCGCACGTCCTCGTCGGTCCATTCGAGGATAGGGTATATAGCTTCCACATGGTTTTCTTCCTTCTTCTCTCCGTAGTACCTACATTCTGTCGGCTCTTTGTATATTGCCGCTCTTTTTGAACTCTCGGCTTTTCGCACGCCAATAATCGCCTTGTTGCACACCTTGTATTCTTTCAGTTGTTCACAACAGAAGCGATAAAAACGCGAGGGGAGTCCTTTCTTTGCCACGAGGTTGAAGAATGAAATCTTAGGGCGCAGTATCTCCACGCCCATTTCTTTTACATGTGCAATTGTACCAGGCGGGTCAATCGTAGTGCTCTTGTGGATGGCGCGATACCTGATACCAGATTCCTTAGCCAACTGGAGTATCACGTCCGAGTCTTTGCCTCCCGAATACGCCACCTCAATCTCTCCGTCGTATCCGTTCTGCACGCCTTGCAACAGCCGGATGGCACGGTCTATTTTCTTTTGAAGTTGCTCGTTTATCATATCCATTTTACGGTTGTTTCTCCGTTGTAACCTTTCTCCCATACAAACCATGCGTAGCTGACTGCACTACCCCCCCCATTGCGCATCGTAGCGAACTTGCCGTTCTTTGCACACAACACTCTCTTTGAGAATTGCAGTACGTACTTAGGCGGCGTGTTTTTATAGAGCCTCTCGTAGCGTTTCTGACCCTCCAGGAACGTTGTCTTGAGAAACATCACACACAAACCTCCGTTAGGAAGCAAGTCAAGCGAGTGTTGCACGAACTCCAATGCGTACTTGTAGGGTGGGTTCGTCAGTATGCACTTGCAGCCGTTGGGCATCGTATCCGCTTTAAAGAAGTCCTGCACACCGCCGTAGCCTCGGTCTATAAGGTCGGTACTCACGACATCATGCCCGAACTCGACAAGACGCTCTGACAAGCATCCAGTACCACAAGCGCACTCCCATATCTTCTTCGGCAAAGAGAAGTGCTTTAAGAGCTTGTCTATAGCCTCAGGCGATGTGCTATAGAAGTCGTGCTCCTCACGCTCCTTGTCCGTGTGGTTGCTCGCACCGATTGTTATGAAGGTGCTCTTGCCGTTTCCGTTCCAGTCCTTAGTCATTACTCAACTTGTTTGTAACCCAAATTATAAAGTGTCCTACGGATAAAATCCATTCCCTTTTGATAGACGAGTGTCTTGATGCTAATTTTCACACCGTCATGCGTTGTGTATTTCTGTTCTATCGTGCGGAAATATCCACAGTCAACATACTTCTGATATGGGAGATTGTTCCACATGAGTATTTTCGCGTTGCGCAGAATTTCAAACAACTTGTTTCTGCCGATGTTTTTGAAGTGGAGAGTATTCGCAGCTGCCTTGATGTCGATGGCGGTCTTGCTTTCAGCCACTGCTTCAAAGAACTCTACTTTCGGCTTCTGCATCTCAAGCTGCTTCTGCTGTGCTTCTATCTGCTCCTGCTGCTTGGCAGCAAGCATAAGAGCCTGGGCAAATGACTGAGGAACACCAGAACTCTGACGTATCTGTTGCTCCATAGCGTTAAAGGCATTCATATACTCCAGTTTGAAAGCCAAAGCCTTCGACCCCGTAAAACCCATAGCCAACAGAGTAAAGCCGTCCCTGTTCATCACGTAGATAGGCAGCTTTTTCACACCGCCACCAACAGGCATCGGCTGTTCCACCTCTGTAAGGGAAAACATCTTCGCAAGTTGCTGGTTCTCAACGAAAAGGGATTTTTCCCCTGTCGTAAATAAACTTTTTATAGCTTTAAGAACGTCGCTATGCTCCTTGCCAAATTTCTCCGCAACAATCACACTTGTCGTCAGAGCTTGGTTATCGTTGCTTCTAAATACAATCTCTTGCATATTGTTAGATTTTAAGTTACAATTACTTTTTGTCATTTATTGTTTCCACTCGCAGCTTGATATGTTCAGCCGAACCATACCAGGCGTATCTCTCCACAGCCGGAGCATTTTCTGCTGCCTCAATGGAGTTTTTGAGTGCTTCACACGCCTCTTTGTCCGAAAACCCCATGTTTCTTGTAGCACTAAAGAATAGTTTGGCAAATGCTTCTATTGCGCTTTCCTCGGGGTCTAAAACAATCTTCGCCATATCACTTCCTTGTTTTATCAAGTTCCATAATTGTAAGTATCGCATAGTTCGCAAGGTCAAGCAGGGAGTCTCTCATACTCTCGTCCTTCACCTTCGCCTCGTCAGACATCAGAGACTTCACGCGCTTTAGCTTCTCGGACAGGTGCCCGTAGGCGTATGTCATACCGCACTCCGCAAACAATTCCGAGAAGCTATTGCCGTAGTCGTGGTTCTTCGCTTTGAAGGTGTCGTACATGCCATCGGTAATGTCGCGGAACGCTACACACTTCTTTGGGATTAACCGCGTGGACTTACCCTCACGCTCATTACGCAACACGTCCTTTAGGGTTTTATTGTCAACTAATCCGTGTTGCATCACGTCGCTCAGGGATATGTAGAACGGTTTCTTCCAGATCGCATCGCTGCGAACCTTGATGTACTCGCCGACCCATGAGCAATGCGGGTCTTTCTTATCGGCGGAGCTTATCGGTTTCGGACCGCCGCACACCTCGAAAAGCGGTACTTGGAGCGTTACATATTTTTTGTCTCCGCGCGGAGTTTTCAGCGTTGTCAGATACTGGATAAACTCACACATATCCGTAGCACCACGAAAGCTCGCTACTTGATGCTTACGCTCGATTTTGTTGTTGGGCATCCTAAACTTCAAGCCCTCCTTAATGTCCTCTCTGTTAATCATTGTTACTCCTTTCATTATATGGCACCCATATCTCCTCCATCTCGCGCAGCGCAAGCTCGTAGGCGTTTCTGTCTTTGTTTGTGGGGTTAGACTGCGCATGATAGTAAATGAGCGTGCACATGAGGCGGCGGAACGTGATAGCCGCATTGTAGTATTTCTGCGCATATTGCCCGAAGTTGTCAAGACAGAGACGGTCTAAACCGCGAGGCTGCATTTCGACTTTTATCGGACGCTCCAGCCACTTAGCATCAGTCGGATCAGCGTTGTTCAATTCTCTTTTCAGGTCGTACGCCTCATCCTTCCATCCGCTCAACGCACCGTCCAGCAAAGCCCTATCGGCGCACTCTGTCTTTGGCTTTGGGCATTTCAGCAGACGCTGCAAATCATCCAATAACTCCTGTTTCATATCTCGTTCTTGTTTTTCTCTTTCGTAATATCTCTCATACAGTCGGCGATAAACTGCACGAAGCAGTTGCAGGTACAATCCGTAAACGGGTTCTTCTCGAATAGTGGCAGTTTCTTGAAGTCAGTCTTGAACCAATTAGCGAACTGCAACAAGACATAGCGCATCACGGCTACATCATGGGCGTTATCCATCGCTCCATCAAGATTTCGCAAAGCTCTTTCCGATAACTCGCGCAAATTGTGATACCCGTAGAGTATTCGTCTATTTTTATTTTTTTTCTTCATTTAAACCATTATTTTAAGATAACCTATAGCCTCATCCATTTGCATAGCAAACGCGCCGTCTCTACCTTCGATTGTAAAAACAATCTGGTCCTCAGACTCATCCCATCCAAGGATTGTTCCGTGCATAGGGCCACCGATTGTATCACACCAGAAATCCTGTCCGGCGTTAACATCTTCCGCCGTCATCTTTCTGAACTTTAAGTAATACGCTTTACCGTCTTCTGTAATTCCCGACTCCATAATTAACATTCGTTATAAAATTCGTACAACCCGTATGGGAATATAAAGGAAATTCCCAATACTATAAAACCAGCAGACAGCGATTTTGCAAAAGCCAATATCGTGACAACTGAAAAAGCCAGTGAAACTCCCAATATCATCAGAATTTTTAGCCGCTTGCGCCATCTGTTGCGCTTATCCCTCTCCCACTTTTCCTCCTCCTACTCTTTTTCAAGTCTTTCCATGAGGTTTTCCATTCCGTTTCCCATACTTTTACAATTAATTTTGCTACTTTTGCATCTGATAAAACCAGACTGTAGAGACGGTCAATTCCGATTAACCGAAAATGAACGATTAATGTAGGTTCCAAATGCAGCCAAATCCCCGATAAACACGGGGTTTGTGTAGGTAGTGTATGATAAGGTTCTCAACCCCTATCCTCACATGCCTCTGAAACGAAGGTACAAAATAAGTTCTACAATCATACACAAACTCCCGTAAATACGAGGTTTTTGGTGCATTTTTATCCTACATCGAGTGTATAATAAATATACATAGCTATTCGGCGACAGACAGACGTTCCACTTCCCGGTTTCGACCGCCAGGAAGTTAATAAAACTGAATATACATAAATATACAAGTTTACAGTTTTTAACAAACGGGAACATAAGTTTACACAAAGCCAAAAATCGGAAGAAAAAATTTTTAAAAGAGGTGACTATAGCGACAAATAGCCAATTCTCAGGGGGGGTGCACCCTGTTTTCTTTATATTATATACAATAATATAACGTTAATAAGTGTTAAACGTACATTTTGTGTTTCACGCTTGCCTAATATTATATAAAATTGTAACCGCTTGAAAATCAGCACTTTATACATTTATATTAATTTCCAATATGTATAAATATGCTGTTTCACGTTCTGTTAAACATTATTAATTTTTGACAACCTGTCACTGACAATTAAGGTATTTTAAGTTAAAATTGTCACTTTGTCAGTCTTTATACATATAATGTATATTTATACACCACAAAAAACTCGTAACACGTTGATATATAACAAGTTAGCTATTTGTTAAAATTGTTAATTCATCTGTCAGTCGCACGCCTTTTGCTTTATATATAGTATAGCAATATAGTGCTGCCTGTCGTATGTCCCACGGCACGGCGCTGCACTGATAGAGACAGGGACACAAAATAACAACCCAATAAAAATTATTACATCATGGGAAAAATTTTTGACAACAGCGTAATAGACGCAAAGAAAGAGAACACAAAGGAAAAGGCGGCAAGATTTGACACCGCCGAACGTGAACGACTTGCCAAACAACTTGAGGGCGAAACCTATGGCGACAATCGTAGTGAGATGTGCAAACTTATTGCCCGTGCTGAAGCCGCCGCCGCCGCTGCTATGGTCGGCGTGTATGCTGACTATGTAGTAAAATACACGTTTGCAGAGTTGCGCACGTTCCGCCGCCGTTACTTGTCAGTGTGTGAGAATGACGTTTGCCGTGTCGATGGCGAACTCGTTGAGGTTGTAACGTTCCGCCCTCTGGTTAAAATTGGCGCACGTTACTATTATAAGGAGATAGCCGACAAACCTTTAGCACGTGAAGCATCAAAGGTAGTACGCCGCCTGTGGTTAGGAAGACAAGCAACAAACGGCTTTTCTTTCGTACCGTCTCAAACAGAAAAGGACGGGGTAAAGGTATTGGAGAAAAAACCTGTTACCGACTTGCATACTGCTTTCATGGCAATGCAACGTTCAAACACCGCTTTAGACTGGTTTAAAATTGAACAGGCGGCAAAGGAGCGCAAAGCGGAGGAGGAGCGTACCAATGAGGTTGAAACACTCCGCGCAAAGCTATTGAGCGGCAAAGCAACGCCGGAGGAGGTGGCAAGATTCGCCGTACTTGCAAAGTAAACAAGCACCGAACAAAGGTTTTAAAACCCTGTAGACTTACAGCCTACAGGGTTTTTTATTACCCTTTGGTTACTTGCCGACAGGCTCCACCGCCGACAGGCTCCACCGCCGACAGTGGAACGCTTAAACCGACACGCCGCACGTCTCAAGTAGCGGGCACGGATTTTCCCGTGACGGGTGAGAGAGCGTTTTTATTGGTTTTCACGTTGAAAATCTCAGTTGCAGTTCCGCATTGGTGAAGGGCTGTAGTTTTGCACTTAGCAAAGCAATCGTCAACGACAATAACTTTATTGTTATCGGTTTTCCGTCCTGACAGACGGCACGACAAACCCGCTTTCTGGCTTGAATGTCAGTGGTCTCTACAACCAACGAAAGACAGGTGTCCCGTGAAGATAGAACGATGCTAAGACACGCAAACCTAATAATTCATAATTCATATTCTACAACATTGGCACACAGGGACGTGTTCCCTACGTGCTACGGAGTTCAGCACTCCGACGTGGTTGGAAACAAATGTTCACGGATAATGCAGAAAATAATCCGTGTGAGACTCCCTTAGACATCTATATGAGAGGAAAACGCAGTCAACAGAAAACTTTCTGCGCAGTGTGGGTAGGTTCCCGTAAAAGCCCAGCGTATTGCAATGATACCCTGCAAATATATGAACGGGAGTGGATGGTAGCGTATTACGTGAGTATAAGCTATTCTGAAGCGAAAGGAACCACAGACAATGAGAATGAAGACGATAACAAAAAGGCGTCTGTGTTATTCCTATAGGCAAATAGGGCAGCCTTTGCGGCTGCTCTACTACAAACCAACAAATTTTAGGATTATGAACGAGAAAGAAATGATTATTCTTTGCGACGGCTCAACGCGGTACGCAGAAGTAGACGTAACAGAATTGAAAGACGGACGCTGGCGCGGAACGTGGAACGGACACAACCTGACGTTTCACGGCGGAACGTGGATGGAGTGACTAACGCCTTAAAATCTCCCTACGATTGTAGGGAACAATAACCAATAAATTTAGGATTATGACATTAAAGACATTCAAAGTACTCGACGCAATCAATCGTGAGGGATTGGATAACACTCAGTGGAATATCTGCATGCACCTCGAACCTGTGAATACAGGAGAGTTTTACGGAACAAACGAAAACCGCACGCTGCCCGCAGGCGTTTGGGTAGGCGTGTACAAGAAGCGTGGCGATACGCTCTATTATTTCCGTTGGCTCAAGCCTGATTTGTGCCTTGATATATTCGAGGACACGGAGCTGTTGTTCTTCAACGTGAGCGATTAGCCTAAAATGGTAGCCGACAGGCTACCAACTATTAACCAATAAAATTCTATGATTATGAAGAAAAGACAGATTATCTATTCAAGTACGATAATTGTGCTTGGAATTATTCAGCTGCTCCCGTGCGTGTTGCTTGTAAGCGGTACGATAATTGGAAATGTGCTTGGAATTTTCTACGCTCTGTTTGTGTGGTATCTTTGGACGAGTACGAAAAATGGTCGTTGGTTCAGCGTTGAGCTGTACCGCAGTACGCTGCGCTTGGAAAAATTTCTGCTCGGCTGCAACGTGGAGAGTGATTAGTACGAAAATTGTGCTTGGAAACTTTCAGCCTAAATGCTGCCCTGCTATGTGGGGCAGTACGATAAATCAACCTTACAGAATTATGAGACAGATAGAAATGCGCAGAGTCAAGCGTGGCGAGTTTTTCCGCTTGGCAAATTCGGAGTCCGCTCCCGTTTGGGTGCGTGACGAGTACAACAGAAGTTCCAAAAAATTCGAGGCGTACAAGTACGACAATGTGAATTATTGGAGCGAGTTCAAAGGTTCACGCCTTGTTTATGTGGATTTTGTGTTCTGAAAAATTCAGCCTAAAAAACTGCCTGCAAATTAGGCAGTACGATAAATAACTAATAAAAACAAATGAATTATGGCAACACGAAGAGTTAAGTGCGAGGGTTCTCTGTTCATGGAGAGCGTATTCGCGAAGATGCAGGAAATCTACACACACGTTGAGTTCCTTGGTTACGACGGCAAATTTCTGACCGTGGCTTACATTTTCTAAAACCCTGTGCGCACGCAATATGTGCGCACGGACTATTAACCAATAAATTACAGAGTTATGACAGAAAAAAGACTCACAGAGGCGAGAAGACTCGCAGAGAAAATTCTCCCTAAGGTTCAGAAGATGCAGCGTGATATGTATTTTAACAATCATGTAGGCATGTGCATTGAGTTTTACTCCTCCGGCTACAGCTTTTATGTAGATGTTTGCAGCACGAGCGACAAGAAGGGCGATAGCAGGGATTTCTGCGTCGTGACTTTCAGATTTTACGATTTTTACGATGCAGAGGAGAACGACGAAACGTTCGAGCGTCTTGCGGAGTACGTAAAAGAGAAGTCCGCAGCCTAAAAATCCCCACGATTGTGGGGTCTATTAACCAACCAAATCACATAATTATGAATACAGAGAAAAATTTTGTAGTGCTTGAGTTTTACCCGAGTTTCACACCGAAAGTCGTGCGTGAGTTTGCAACCCGTGAGGACGCAGTGAAGTTTGCGGAGCTTATGAAGAAGAGCGAGACAGGCAGACATACCTACGCCGTATTTTCACGCATCGAGCCGTAGAGCCTAAAATCGGGCGGTACGATAATGTGCCGTCTGCCATTAACCAAACAGAATTATTATGACACAGAATTATTTCGTGTTCCCTCCTTTCGAGGTGTACACAGGCGAACAACTTACAAAAGAAGTCAAACAGAGTTTAATTGCCCGTGGTTTGAAATGCGTTGCGGTTGTCTTCAACTGCGAGAGTTACGAAGATTTCGAGCGCAAATACTTCGGCAGATAGCCTAAACAGCGGAGATACAACTCCGCTACTATTAACCAAATAAATCACAGAATTATGCTAAGAGACAGAAATTGCGACAAGAATTTTGAACGTTCGTTGATGTATCAGATAAACAAGGCAAAGATTGCAGCTCGCAAGATGCACAACGCACGTATGACCGACTACAATGATCCGAAATCTGAAAATGATTTTCACGACGCTATGGTTGAGATTGTAGCCATTGCTTATCACGATTGAGCCTGAACAACCCGTTACGTTTTGTCACGGGTTCATTTTATCAACCATTTAAAATTTTAGGATTATGAAAAAGAACCCACGAGATTACAAAGTGAACGGCAAAATGTATGCTTACATCCTTGACTCCATCTCTTCCGATGATGCAGATGTAGAGTCTATGTCCGACAAGGAGCGCATTGAGTTTGCGCTTGACACGTTCTATGTAGAGAAATTTAAAGATGACAGACGCAGAATGTCCGCTCTTGATTTGCTGACTGAATGGATTGCCGGTCTTTGCTCCACCGTGAACGTAGCCTTTACCAACTATGACATTGCCAAGGTTGGCACGGAGTGGGTTTATTGCAGAACAGACGCAAGAACCTCGCAGTTTGTACGTACATGGTTTGAGCGCATCGCCAATGGTATTCTGCGCCTTGCAAAGATTTACGGCGTGGATATGAGCCGTTTCCGTCGCTAATGCCTTAAAATCCTGCGTGACGATTGCACGCAGGAACAATTACAAACCAACAAAAATAAGATTATGAAGAAAAGAACTTACAAGACGCTCGCCGGCTTACTTAGAGCAAACGGCGAGCAGCAGTTTACAATGAGCGACTTTTTAGGCGGACAAATCTACGATAATAAGCATTATAAATGGCGTCCGTTCGAGCTTACCGACAACGCTCTGCGTGAGCTGTCTGACGGCTTCTGTCAAGCGCTGGGCTGTCAGAAAAGAAAGTACGACGAGGTATTCCACAACATGAAGTACGGCAAAATCGAGAGATGTGGCATACTTTCCCGTCTGTGGGTTGAGCTGCGTGGCAACAAGCCGAGCTTTACCTACTGCGTAGGATTTGACGGAGGTTATGAATATCCGCTTGTCAAGAGAATCCTGTATCGTGGTTATTGAGCCTCAACAAATCTGTGCAGCCTATCTGCACAGAACAACGTTTAACCCATTAAATATTATAATTATGATAACAGATTACTACACAGCCGTACACTGGCTTAAAAATGCGTTCATCCTCTGTAACGAGATTGTAGAGAATGACGAATCAGTGATTGAAAATATCGAGTATCCAGAGTGGACAAATGACAATGAAGACGGCAGGGACGGAATCGAGATATTTCAGTGGTTCCTCACTAACATGAGCTACGAAGATAAGGAATGGATGCAGAAGAATTTCCCTGACCTCATCTTCTCTTACTCAGACAAGCTCGACTTGTGGATTCTTTGCGTAGATCATTTCGGAACGATGTGGAAGGGAGTTTCCACGACTACCAACTGCAAGAATGCAGCAAAGGCAAGCCAGCTGCCGTAGCCTAAATCAATCCTCACTATCACGGGTGGGGATTTCTATTAACCAAATTTTATGATTATGACGAGAGAAGAATTTATCGAAAAGTGCAACCATGTTGTTCGCAACTACAGAAACGTAGAGGAGTTTAACAAGTGTATCAACCAAAAACTCGACTCTGGCTGCATTGACTTGGATAAAGTTCCGCAGGATTACACTCCAGCCTTTTGGGCTGTAGGTGCAATGTTTCAGCGGTCAGCCGACCAGTGTATTTACGGAAGTGCTTACGAAGAACGTCGCAGAAGAGACCGCAGAGAAGCTAAAAATATTGCGAAGTTCATTCCGTTGTGGTATTGATAAGCCTAAAAGACTCTCCCTTGTGGAGAGTGCAAGTATAACCTAAAAACAAAGAATTATGGAAAAGAATATTGTAGAAGTTGTTATGAACAACAAAGGCGAGGTTGTCGAGAAGGTAGCCGACTACATCGGTGTTTTCAGTTTCGCTAAAACGATAGAAGCTCTTTATCGTGAGTGTCTTGAAGACTGCGACAACCCAGAGGATATAGAGGAATACATTGCCGATTTGTACGGCAAGAATATCCAGTCTCTTGCGCGGGATTTTGCTCTTGAATCAAATAGAGACTTGAAGGAATATCTTCACATGAACAATCATAGTATGCCTGGAAATTTCGCAGACATCGAGGACGATTATCCCGCTCATATTACGGGTACACGTTGGCCTTCTGAGTATGCCGGAGATGATTACTTCCGTCTGTTTCCTCAAATGGTTGCTCGTTTGGATTCCGCAGAAGACAGCGAGCGAGCTGAAGAGGATAGAGCATATCTTGAAGATTGGTTTTTCGATGCCTTCGGTACATACAACATCAAGTACAATTTCAGCAACTGGCTTTCTGAGATTGTGTACATGCGCGAAGAAGAACAGGCTATCGCCTAAACTGCCTCCCTTTTGGGAGGTACGATTAACCAACAAACAGAAGAATTATGGCATTACAATGGAAATGGACTGACAAGATGGGCAAGGCAATCATCCGTCAGGACGAGAGGAAGTACGAGATTGGCATCTACGGCGGCAACGCTCTTGCGATATTCATCAGTGAGGACAAAGACTCATACCAGCTCTACAATTTCATTACGGACGAAAGACATCTCGGCATTATTAAAGAGAATGAGTTTAAGATGTTCTACGATGAGGTGGTGAGCATCGAGCTGAACGTATGCAACAAGAACGCGCTGAAGATACTCCCTCTCCTCGCAAAGGAGGCGGGCGAAGTGCGCTGCTACTACAATGAGTCAGAGTAACATGGCTTATCCGTTGGGGAAAGAAACCACAATCGGAGCGACACCGACAACGGAACAATATTAACCCTATAAAAGAATTGAATATGAAAGAGCTAACGATTAAGGTGTACTCCTTTGACGAATTGTCGAAGGAGGTACAAGACAAGATTATCGAGCGTGAACGCTGGGATGTTATGGATAATGCTATGGAATGTAGCATAATGGAGTTCGATGATACGCTTAAAGAATTTGAGCGTATAACCGACTCTCGCGTAACATGTTACGACGTCGGCTATTGTGGCTACAACTTCGGTAGAGTTTGCAGTGACAAGCTGGCATTTGAGGGGTTCGACCTTGAAGACCTAAGCGGAAAACTGTTGTTCCGTTACATCAGCAACGAAATCATGCCGTACCTGATACGTGGAAAGTACTACTCAACCTGCGGCAAGTACGACAAAAACGGCAAATACACTTACAAGTCACGTCGCAGCAAGGTTTTGATGGAGAGTTTTGACGGCTGTCCGTTGACCGGCGTATGCTACGACTGCGATGTTCTTGAGCCGTTGTTTGACTATTACCGCAACTGGGCACGCCCCGAATACCGTAGCCTCACGTTCCGTGATGTCATGGAGAGATGCTATGATAGTCTTTTCAATACTCTTTACAAGGAGTATGAGTATCGGGCGAGCGACGAATCGGTACGAGAAGAACTGTCGGTACGAGAAGATTACTACTACGAAGACGGCACAAAGTGCGAGGGCTATATTTATAGCGCAGCCTAAATCGAGGGAGACATATCTCCCTCACAAAAAACAAATTATTGTGATTATGAAAGACAACAAGTATTTCTGCTACACCATCGACAATAGCGGTGAGCGTGGCTTTCAGAGAATTGACAAGGAGTATGCAATCCAGCTGAACAACATGGGTCGGTGGTTTTACAAACTTCCCTTTAAGGTCGTGAACTCCCTCACGAAAGCATTGCGATGGAAGTATCATCTTCGGGATTAGCCCAAACAGAGGAGCCAGCCTCCTCACAACGAACCAAATTACAGAAATTATGAAGTATTATGTTTCAATTACAGAAACGCTCAATAAAATTGTGAGCGTAGAAGCGAATAGCGTAGAGGAGGCGGTAAATAAAGTTACAGAAAAGTATCATGCCGACGAAATAACACTCACCTCTAAGGATTATATCGACGGCATGGTAGAAGTCGAGGAGGAGCAGGACTACTATCGAACTATTGATGCTATGCGCCACATCTACGAGCACGTGGATTAGCCTAAAATCAGAGGACTCGCTCCTCTGTCTATTAACCAAAGATTTATAGATATGAAATTAAAAGTCGGAATGAAAGTGTACTGTTGTTTATGCAGCATAACACAGGAACACACAATCACGCATTTATTTGAAGACAGAGGTTTTGCAGGCATAGACAACGATTTCTATTGGCCTATAGATCAGTGTTTTCCTTGTGAAGAAGTGACATTGCCTAAAAAGCGCAGCTAAGGACTGCGCACATTAACCAAAACATAAGAATTATGAACAACGTAAGATTTATTCCAGGACAATATGAATGGCATCTCGTTGATGAGAAAGACAACGTGCTTCTCAACATTCCTGATGATTTCATTTACGATTGCGAGACAAAGGCTGATTTGGATTTCGTTATAGGAGACATTCCAAGACAGGCATTGCAAGCAGTCGAAGAAGGAGAAGAACTCTATGGATGTGACGTAAACAAATACGTCAGCGACATAGATGATGAATGCGTAACCAAGCTAATGATAGATACCCTATCAGAATACCTCGGGTTTACAGCCTAAAAGCCGTCTGAAGACGGCACTACAAACCAAAACTTTAAGAATTATGTATGTATCAGAATTATCGAGAGAACAACTTGTAGAGTTAAAATCCACCATGCTCGAAGCCATACTCGGCTACGAGCCGTCATACGGAGAGCTTGTCATTGCTGACGAGCTTGTGTCTGACGAGCAGGTGGAAGAGGAATACGGAGGCGTGTGTTTCACGCCCGACGACTTCTTTTGCTCCATGAGCTAACCTACGGCAGCGCAGCCTGAAAAGGCGTGCCGGAAGACCACATTTATTTCAACAGTCGTGACGATCACGAGTCTTCCCACTGACGCGAGTCGACTCGTGATCTCACGACTGTTTCACATCAACATCGTACAGATATGCGCCAAGGTCTTCGGCACGCCACACATTTATTAACCAAAATCATTAAGAGTATGACATGCAACGAGATTATCAATGAAGTTGAGAATGGTGCGAAGTTCACTATCAACTTCCAAAACAGAACATGTAGAGTGAACGGAGAGGTTGTTGTTAGCGAGGAAATCACAGCAAGAGACTGGAAACAACATGGTAGTTTGCCTTTGTCTGTTGCGTTGAACGGAATAGAAAAGGCATACAGGAATTATAAGCACTCCGTTCCTTCTGAGCGTTCCGAGTCACACAGACGTTGCTACTTTAAGGCTTTGTCTGAGAAAGAACTCTCAGACGAAGATATGATGTATGGTGAGCAACGTGAGGTGGCGAGATGCAAGTTAGAACTCAGATTGCTTACATACATCATCCAAGGCTACATTACTTGGCAGAAGGAATGGGGCAGCTGGTTCTACCAATCTCCCAACGACAAGGACTTGATTATCCTGCGCTCATGGGTTGAACCAAGCAAATCATAGCATTTGGTAGCAGATGGTAGCATTTGATATAAACCGCCTAAATCAGAGTGGGATGCAAATCTCACTCACATTTTTAACCAACATTATTTAACATTAAAAACAAAAGAATTATGAAAAGAAATGTAATGATTTCAGGTGAGTTCACTATCAACGAGGTAGCAAACGCTAACGGCGCAGGTCAGCAGAAACCCAACAAGAAGTCGGCACAGGCACGTATCGAAGCTCTCAAGGCTGCGGGCGTGGATGTTTCCAACTACTTCCCTATGGGCGAAGAGATGATTGTCCGTGTCAAGGACGGCGTTCCGACACAGGTACTTGACGACGACCCTGTTTTCTCTCGCATCATGGAAGGACGCTACATCGCACACGGCAAGCTCTATCGCCGTTGGGTTATGGCGCAGATGTTCCACATGCTCCGAGAGATGAACGAGGGCAAGTGGGATTCTCCCAACTTCACGGAGGTCTTGCAGAACCGCGGATACGAGTATTCGTGGAAGATGGTCGAGCAGGAGTTGCTCGCGCAGTATAAGATGCTCAAGCACGGCGACACAGAGTCGTTTGGCGAGCGCAACCGCTGGTTCGACAAGGACGTTGTGACTGAAATGGCAGAGGACTACCTCGACCATCTCCGCAAGGTTGTTGGGGAAATCAAGGAACGCAAATGCCGTGGTCGCCTCTACAAGCGCATCTTCGGCAAGAATGTGTTCTCTGACGAGATTGAGAATGTGGTGTTCGCTCCGATTGCATGGGCTATCAGAGCAATCAGTGACTCCAAGTCCGCATATCAGCTCTACAAGGCTGTCGCAGCGTTCAACCGTGACCGTCACAATCTCCGTTGGCAGACCAAGCAGTCAAAGGCGTTCACCGATGCCTACAAGGGTTCTGGTGCGTACTTCACGATGAAGAACCTCATCCTGTTCCACGGCGCACGCTTCAACGGCTGCACCACGGAAAAGCAGTCGCTCGCACGCATGGAAAATCTCGCCTCGAACCTCGAAGGTTGGGAACTCCTCGGTGCAATGAAGCAGCTCATCAAGGACTCTGGCATCTCTGTCGAAAAGAAGATTGCCGAGTGGAAGAAACAGCCTGCATCTAAGAAGTAGTACGCAGCCAAGAAGGAATTGCCGTTCCGTCTGCGGTGGCTCGGCATCATTTATGAAAGCTTCGCAGAAGAAGGTCCCTTACCTGCCTTTCGGTCTGGCAAGGGACCTTCAGTGTAAAGCTTTGAAATCACACGCTTACAGACAGGCACCCGTCCGTGAGCCGCAGACAAGCCTAAACCACAAGTGGTTACACATCGTAACCGCTTGACTTATTTACAAACTATTAAATAACAACAGAATTATGAAAGAAGATAAGATTTTAGAGATGTTTTTCGCCCCCGAACGCTGGCAGTACGCAATCGCCAAAGGTGTTGTCAAGGACATATCCAAAGGCGTGCTCTACAAGCTCACCAAACCCGAGGCGCGCGCACTCATGTATCAGCGTATCCGTGACGGCAAGTACAAGATTATGCCGCCACACACAGCGCAGATACCGAAGGACAACGGCGAGTTCCGTACCGTGTATGTGAACGAGCCTGCCGACCGAGTGTTGCTCTCCATAGCTAACGACCTTCTCTTCGAGCTTATGCCCGAGATGGTTCATCCGAGCTGTCGCTCGTATCAGAAAGGTATCGGCTGCGGTAAGGTGGTACAGGAGGTTTCACGCCGTATGTGTGCGTTGCAGACCTCCGATGTGCTCGGCTTCAAGTCCGATCTGTCGAAGTATTTTGACAGTGTTCCGTTGGAGTTCGTTGATGCAGCCTTCAACAAGGTGGAGGAAAAGTACGGACACTCGGCTCTGATAGATGTCCTTCGCGACTACTATCATTCCGACCTGTACTTCACTCCCGAAGGTGAGCTGCACGAGAAGTATCAGTCGTTGAAGCAGGGTTGCTCCGTAGCCTCGTGGCTCGCAGACGTAATCCTGTATCATATCGACGAGAGACTATCGCAGCTCGAAGGCTATTACGCCCGCTACTCCGACGATATGCTTTATGTCGGTAGTGACTACGTTAAGGCGATGCACATCCTTACGGAGGAGCTTGGCAATATGCAGATGAAACTCAACCCGAAGAAGGTGGAGTATCTTGACGCAAACCATTGGTTCAAGTTTCTCGGCTATTCAATCAAGGGCAGCAGCATATCGCTTTCCTCTACACGCATCAAGACGTTTCAGAAGGAGATAGAGTCGCGTTCGTGCTGTAGACGGGGTGCAACGCTCACGACATCGGTAAACATGATTAACCGATACCTCTACAAGGGTTATGACGGTCACTCATGGGCAACGCAGGTTCTCCCGATAATCAACGTGAAGGAGGACATCGACACGCTGTCTACGTTCATTCTTGACGCTCTGCGGGCTACCGCAACCGGCAAGCGACGCATCGGAGGTCTTGGCTTTGCCAAGGAGCAAAAGGTGGGATGTATCTCACGAGGGCGAGGAAAGAATGTCACAACGAACAGAGCTAAGACACCCGAGCGTATTGACGGCTTCATGTCACTCGGTCTCATGCGCAACGCATTACTGACCTCGCGAGCTGCATACGACACGCTTGTAGCCAATCTCTGACAAACGCCTGAAAACGGATGCAGTCCAAACGCTGCGTCCACAACCAAACCAATATGAATTTCCGAGAACACGGAACTGCGCAGAGCAGGACGCCACATTTATATACCCGCCTCAAAGATACGGGATTTCCTCTGGACAATCCAGAGTGTATCCCGTATCCTAAGGCTGGTACAATCAAAACCTTACAGAAATGTTCCACGGCGTAATGCCTGTGCAAGGCGGCGCACACCGCCCTCGGCTTGAAGAATGGCATCCGTTTAGCGCTCAGGTTGCTAACGATGACGACGTCGATACGAACCTATCGACGTCGTCATCGAGAAACCTGACCTACATCACTCGTTTACATCCATGTGCCACAGCCATCGTTCAAGCCCACTCACGTCAGCGCAGACGTTCGTCTTCCCCGAAGGAGTATATTTGCTACACCAAGCTTACACGCGGCGCTTGGATGTTCATACATCCCGCTCGCCGCGTGCTTCGCTTGAGTTCGACCAAAATCTTACAGCCATGCGCCACACTCCTTGTGGAAGACAAGCCATTGCAAGCCTAAATCGGGCGCGATGGGGAGACAACGTTTATATCCCAGTACATAAGGGCTGGGTTGGTGCCGGTTGCAACAACCGGCGCACCCAGCCCCACTACTGGGCTAAATCAAACACCTACAGCAATGCACCCGTCTCCAATCGTGCCCACAATACAACCAACGGAATTTTGCGGTTCCTTATGACGTGCCGTGCAGCCGACTTTAATGATACCGGCTTCGTATCATCCGCCGTACACCAGGTGGATACCTGGCTCCCGGCCGATTTCTCATCTGTATATATCAATTCCTTACAGTCACGCAACACGGCTACAGGCACGTCATTACTTTAAAAAGTGCTGCATTTATTCGTGAAATAGCGATAAAATCACTACCTTTGCATTATAAACCAATCGCAAACCAATCACGAACCAATCAGCAATGTTTGCCTTAACGACCTCGTATTGTAGAGGTCGCTATTAACCAATAAAATAGATAAAATTATGGCAGTAACAAAATTTGTAAGAGCGCAGGACATTCTCAAGGAGAAAGGGTTCAAAGCGCCACCGTTCGACACGGCGGGATTTCAGAACGCAGTCGTGGAGTTCTTTCGGAGCAATGATGTCAGTGCGAAACTAACTCTTTTTTCCGTAAGATTTGTCGATTATGAAGAAACTCCTGCGTGTGGATTTTCCGATTGCACCCATTTAACTCCATACCCGTCGATTTGGCCCGAAGGATTAACACTTTACCATTACGAACTTCCGAGTTATTTAAATTGTCGCATAGGACATCATGCTACAGATGCGTTTGTTTTTCCGTTCTTTGTCGTAGACGAGCCGTACCTGACCAATGCGGTAGCTTTACTTAAAATGGCAGGATTTATTGTAGGTAGAAAACACGCATGGAAAGGCACTTCATACTATGAAGTCACTCTCGTCTAACCCTAAACAGCTTCTCTTTGGAGGCTACAACCAACCAAGCCCTATACGCAACACGGTTAAGCGATATGAAATTCCCAACAATAAGAAACAGGAGAATGTGGATGGCATCCGTAAGGACTTCGCAAAGCGGGTCTACGACCTCTATATTAATGCCGCCAACGGAAAGATTGATACCTACGACAAGTTTCTGACTCGTTTGGAGTGGCTCGAAATAGACTACTCCGACGCATTGTCCCCGTACGGAATATACGAAAACCTGTGTCCTGACGACTTCGATTTGGTGAAAATGGCGATAGAGGAGGGCACACCCCTCAAGGACTTCGCCTATCAATGGTTGAACATATACAATATCATTGAGTTCGCCAAAGTAGACGCAAGTTTGCTCATACCTCCAACATCCGACGATTAATCAAAACGGCAGGGTTGAACCTGCCACCAAGTAAACCATATTATAAACAAAAAAAACAGAATTATGAAAAAATTATTTTCTATGTTAGCCTTCTTTATGATGGCTATGTGTGTCCTTACCCTGTCCTCATGCGGTGACGATGATGAGAATGAATCCAAAGCGAATACAGCCGAAATCTTAGGTTCTTGGGAAGAAACTACAGTAAAATCAGGAGAGAACTCTACTGTCAAGGTGATTACAACTTGGACTTTTAATGCAAACAAAACAGCTACAGAAAAAGTTGAAGCTTATACCACAACGGTTTATACGGATAAGACTAAGCTCTTTAGTCTGACATTTGATTTTACCTATGAATACAACGGAAAGACGGTGAAACTAACCAGTACCGACCCAACGGTCAAAGAACCTGTATCTTACTACACAGTAGAGATAAGCGGAAATAAAATGCGCATGGGTAACGAAAAAGGTGGATATTTTAATCTCACTAAGAAGTAGTCTAAGATTTAGTATCAACTATTTTCTATTAGTAGAACACAGCAGCCATCCATCACTTAGGCGGGTGGCTGTTTTTGCCTTTTTGCTAAAATATAAACTTCTTATTTCACTTTCGAGGCTTTATTTTGCCTAAAACAGACCTCCATTAAAAGGTCGCAATTTAACCATTTAATTCATTAATTATTGTAAAACCACTGCGCCCATACCGAAGTAATATTATAAATAATATTAACTTTGCGTTGCAGGCGCACTAAATTTCAAGAATTATGACACAGCTACTTAGCACAAGACGCTGGATGGACCTGCTCACTCCCGAGCAGCAGAAAACCTACTCCAGTGCAATCCGAAAAGGTTACTTTGCGACTTATGACGGCTATCGTTGGCGTCACGAGTTCTATGGAGCTTTCATCTGGAAACACCCTGGACGCGTGAAGATCATTGATAAATTCAAGCAGGTTATCGGTCGCGCACCATTGTGGGAGGACATCACGGACGACAATCTGCGAGACGTGAAGGAAGAACTGGACGCTTCCTATGCGCAGAACTCCGTGCGCACAATATGCGCAGAGATTAACGCAATCATCCGTGAGAACGCAGAGTCTAAAGACATTCCTTCCATGTCCTACGCCCGTGTGCTGCGTGCAAAGAAGGTGGTGGTACAGTCCGTGTTTCTCACCGACGAGGAGATACGCAAGATACACGAGTATCGCCCTAAGACTGTGCGCAGACGGCATGCAAAGCGCATCTTTATGCTTGAATGCCTTTGCGGAGCACGTTTCTCCGACTGCCTGCGTCTCTCGCCCGTAAACCTCTCTCCTGATGGTCGCACCCTGACTTATGTATCAAAGAAGACCAACCATGAGGTGACGGTTCCCGTACACCCGTGGCTAAGGGAGTATCTCGTTCCGTCTTCACCTGTCGAACCGCAGTCACTTGCAGTTCCTTCCTACAACGACGCGATACGTTTCTTCTGCCAATCATGCGGTATCGACCAGCAGGTCAAGGTATATCAGGCAGATCGCGAACAGACAGGCCCGAAGTGGAAGTTCGTGTCAACGCATACGGGTAGACGCTCGTTCGCAACCAACCTGTCGTTGAAGAACGTACCGTTGGAGCAGATAGCGTTGATGATGGGTCACTTCACGGGCAACGCCCCGGATGTTTCCATGACACAGCGATACATCGTGACGCGACTCCAGCTGTCGCCCGCAGCGTTCAAGGCGTTCTCGATTCCTGGTTCCGAAAGAGCGGCGGCAGAGAACGAGGCTTACAACAACCCGACAAACGATTTTGACGACTTCGACGACTTCGATATTCCCGAGGACGAACAGCTCGTTATACCCGAGAGACCACAGACCGAAGCATCGTAAACTATTAACACAACCTCAGCCCTACCGCAACACGGACAAGCGGAATGATTATGAAAAAAATGTATTTTACGAGCAAGAAGAGTTTTCTTGTTGAACAGAACCCTGACGGAACGTTACTCATTACCAAGACTTCAACAATGAAGCCTTTGGAAAACGCAGGCTCGTTCATCGTCTCGCAAGGAGGCATCGAAACCATCCTCTCGAAGTGCAAGGAAGTCACCGACGAGGAGTTTCTTGAAGACCGCAAGCAGCTCCTTATGCGCAACGAACAGGCAAAACTGCGCTCCTTGGAACTCGCCCTTGCCAACCGCAAGCGTCACGAAGAGGACTACAAGGCTGTATTCAACGACAGCACAGTTGAGACGACAGCGGAGAATATACGCATACTTCTATGCTACCTCAACGACATCAACTGGGGAGTATGGCAGCTTCCGTCGATGACCATCGGCTACACCTGCAATCAGTATGACTGCGACGGCAAGACCGCAACGACCATCACCCTCGACACTCCTATAGAATATCGTGGCGAGCAGGTATCGCAGTTCCAGCACGGAGCACCAAGCGGACACCTCCGCAACTATCGTAGAATATAACAAAAAAAACAATATGATTACTAAAGAATTGGCAAAACAGCTTATAGAGCAAGCAGAATATAATTGCTCTGGAGAAAAAGTAGAGTACAATATAGACGACATACAAGCACTTAGTAAGGACGGTGCTTATCTCGTCTTTGCATCATCCGAATCCTGCAAGACATCTTTTGTCTGTTACGAAGAAGATGGAACGGCTTATTTTCTCGATGATTGGCAGGGCAGCTACCCAACCAACGAAGAAGAAATTGCAGACTACAATAATTGGGTAACAATAGACTGGAAGGAGTCACCCGTTATTTTCAATGGTCTCCCCCGAGCCTTATACGTTTTGTAAAAATCATTCGGAAGAATATCAATCATGTACGAAATAATAGATGTAATACACGACTATCTGTTTGTTACGCTCCGTCTGCGCAATGTGCAGACGGGCGCGACAAGAGATTGGCAGCACTGGGACGACCTTGAAGACTGGCTGTGCGAGGAGTACGGCGTGAAGGAATTGAAAGGTCTTGTTATAGACGCCCTGCCTAAAAATGGCGGCTGGGTAGACTCTGAAAAATAAAATTATTAGTCACAAATTTAAAACAATCAATATGATGGACACAGCAAACATAAAGTTTAATCGAGTTGTAGCAAAGAACAACTTTAAGTTCTCCGACATGGAAGAACTGAAAGCAGCGGTCGAGAAGTCTATCCTCAGCGAAACTGGCTTGATAGTCGCCGGCACGGAAAAGAAAGCGAAGGAGATTTTGACCACGGACGGCACGCTTGAAATACAAAAGAGCGTCGCAGGCGAGGCGATAGCCTTCCTCTCTGACGAAACCGCTGTTAATGTGAGGCTCATACAGCTCAACGCACACGGCTTATTCAAGTTCGTTTACGTTTTAAAGGTTAGGTCGCTATAACACAATGAGCAAGGAAAGATTTGTACTCCAGCCGTCCAAGGAAATGCAGGACGGCTGGGTAGCCACCGATACAGAGAACGGCATCGTGCTGCGCTTCGAGAACCACAAACTTGAGCAAACACTGCGCTGCACACCGCTCCTCACAGACGGACGCGAGCCGACCGCAATCGAGCTTGCAACCGCAATCAGAGAGCTGCTTGACTGGCTGCGAGAAGAACATAAGGACAAGGTATCCTGATACCATTTTATGCGGTCGCATAACTCGCATTTTATATTGCCTGAATAAGCATGAAATCCCGTTTGTACAGCGATGTGCAGGCGGGATTTTTTATGCTCCTAAAACCACCGAAAATATGCCAAATTATGCGATCGCATAAGTCGCATAAAACATGGCATTTTATATATAATTTTTATTGTCGTAAACGCTTGGTTATCAATATGTTATTATATGTTTATGCAACCGCATGCAATCGCATCTATTAAATATTATATATATAGTATATATTCATACTAACGTATTCATATATCCTATACACATAATATATAATTTTTCTCTTTGAAAGAGAGAGCGATTTTTTCGTGTTGGAATTGGGTGTTGGAATAGTCGTTGAGCGGCTACGCCTTGTCGCTATTAACGTAGTCGATAATCTTGCGCACGGCATCATCAATGCGTTTCGTACCGTAGGCGATATAGTGGTCTGTCACGTCTGCCCATGAGTGACCTAAGCAGAGTGCAATCGTTTCGCGCGGTATTTCAAGCTCTGCACCGATCGAGGCGAACGTGTAGCGTGCGGTGTAGACTGTCATGCCTTCCGCAATGGGATGCCAAAGACACTTGCGCATCTTGCCCACCTTGTCGGGAACTATCTCTACTGGCCCAATCTTTTTGAGTGCGCTGTTCCAATGTTGAAGGAAGTCTTTGTAACTCCCGTAGGTGTCGAGCGGACAGAGTAGCCACCCCTTGCCCTTGTATCTTTCGATGATTTCCATCGCCTCGGGAGGTATCGGGATGTCATACAAGTGTCCAGTCTTCGCCCTCTTGTACCTGATACGTCCGTTGTGTACGTTTGACGGTTTGAGCGAAAGTAGGTCTATGGGATTGATGCCGCAGAGGTAGAATGTCAACATGAACAAGTCTCGGTATACTCTGCGCCAATCATCGAGGGGATAGTCTCGTAACGCCCGAAGCTGCGCCAAGCTGATGTTGTTGATTGCAACTTTCTCACTCTTGATTTTATATCTCCTGAATGGGTAGTTTGTGGTCAGCTCGTTGTCTATCGCCCAGTTGAATACCGTGCGTATGTTGCGCAGCATGATAGCCTTGTAGTTCACGCTCGCTTCGCCCATGTATCGCTCGAAGCCGTCAAGCCATGCTTTGTCTACACTGCCGAACACCGCTCTGCCGTCATACTCGCGCACCTTCCGTGCCGACATTCGGTAGAGGTCTGCCGTTCCTTTGCGGCTCTTTGTGTCGGCGAACCTTTCGATGTAGTCCGCAAGACACGTCGCTTTCTCCTCATGCGCCTCGCCCGACACAAGAGTTGTCAGCTCTCTCTTCATCTTTGCGAGGTCGGTGCCGGCATTGTTCAGCAGATACGCCTCCACATCGTCGATGATGCTTGTCAATCTTCTGAGCTTCGCCCTGTAGTTCGTTTCTTTAGGCGACATCGAAAGACCCGAGAACGCAGTCAACACGTAGATACCTGTTGACACAACGAACTCCTTACCGTCGCTGCGGAACAAAATCTTCACCGCTATTCGTCCGTCCTTACCCCTCTTGCTCTCTTTAGCTGCGATATAATACTTCATAGTTTTGGTATTTTTTTTGTTTCGGTTTTGCAAATTTACCCATAAAACCCGACAAAAGCAACAATATTTTCGGTCGAAATGGGCATGTTTGTGGGACTCTATAATTCCCAAGTCTGTAAAATGCTAATCTTCAACGACTTGCGGTGCTACGAGAAAGTTTCCCAAGCCAGAGGTCACGGGTTCGAACCCCGCTTGCCGCTCTTGATAGCATGT